CTTCCTCCTCTTTTGAAAGCGGAGTGGAGTCCTTAATGTCCTTGAAGTAAATAGGTAGGTTTTCAGATGTTTCAAATTTTGCCATTCCTTTATGAGTTGTTTAGTGAGTTACGTTTACTAGGGAGTAATCATTATTGTCCGACAAAGGTCTGCATCCCGACGCCGACACTTCTCCAGCCGTCGACTGTGATGTCCCAGTAAGAGACCTGATCGGGGTTCTGTTTTCTGCCCGTCCCCTTGGGCTTCCCATACCATGGGATTTCGTTTGGGTTTAAGGTTCCAATTGCCAGTCTCAGTCCGCCTCCGACTTTAGCGAAGGCGAACTGAACAGTCCCTCCTTGTAATCTACTCCGTAGCTCTTCGTGGCTGACCTCAGTCAACTGTAGGCTTGCTTTTATTTTTACCGGCCTGTCGTTCATGTTGGTCTCGTTTTATAGAGTAAATATAAAGAACGTTTTTGATAGGAAGAAACTCTGGCTGTTAATGTTTGTTAATACCTAATAACCTTGTTCAAACTTGCAGGTGTTAGAGCAGATTGATGTATTTTCTTTACACTTACTCCCTAGTTCCTGCGCACTTGGCCTTGTGTGGTCGGCCCCATACCTAGCAATCGCAACTACCGCTGCAACCACTACTACTGTCAGTAGACCTCTAAAATGGTTTATCATACCTTCATTGTTTACTCTACCTTCCCCATTTGGCTTACTCGTTCAACGAATGGTATTGCACCTATACCGTGGATTGCGTATCCTAAGGTATCTGCACCGTAGTGTAAGAAGAGGTTAGGGCTGTGACCCATTGACTTTGATATCACAACTCCCATCACCATCACCATTACTCCTACGACCATTCGGTGTGTTTCCGAGTGGTGTTCACCCAACAAATGGGTGCAGACAAAGTGCGGGACGTTTAAGAAACCAAAACGGTTTTTGATTGGGGCCTCAGGTTGAGGTGCCTCCTCCTTTTTGGCTTCATTAACCGGAGCCTTCGGTTTCTGGGTTGGTGTTACCCGGCGCGAGTTTATTCTCAAGCGCACTTCCTGCTTTTTCATGTTAGGTTATATTGTTTTTGTTTTTACATGAAGTAAATTTAATGAATATGCGTTACCGTAATAATTTTAAGTGTTAAGAAAGGTTAACAAAGTTACTTTTCCACAGTTCCCATTGGGTCTTGGCAAAGTGATCTCCTTTTTCGAGCTGAGACTGCCAGTATCCCTTTTCATTAGATACTTCCTCAAGGTGAGAGGTCCTCTCCCAGGCCTTATCGATGTCATTCATGCTAATCTTTCCGCCACTGAAATAAGGATCTAAGCCCTGTAGCAGGCCAAACGTCAGCATCGTCATGTAGATGGATGCTGCATTGATTTCTTTTGAGTCAACTTTCTCTTTAGTCATATTGTTTGTTTGATAGGACAAATATAAACGGGTTTTTGATATCTGAAAAAAAGATTTTGTTAATGGGTGTTAATAAGTGAAAGATTTTCTCTACCAGACAGAGACGTAGGTCGGAGTCCACTCTCCCATCCGTTGGTTCCAGACGGCCCGTCATTGCGATTGACTCTATGAAAATAATATGCAACCGCTTCCCTTTAAAATTTAGAGTGTTAACTCATGTTAAGGAAAAAGGGGTCTTACCTCCAGTTCAAGTCAGCGTCCGGCTATCGAACTATTGTCTTTGGTGTACCCTTCAGATTATGCCTGGCATCATGTGCCATTTGTTGCTATTGGTATCTGACCTTACCTCATCTGATTCCTTAATGTCATCAGCTAAAAGCTTATTGGATAGTTATCCTACCAAATCCCAGAAGTTCGGGCACGGCTTCCAGGATGGACTTCCAAATGGTTCCTTAGACCTATATTCTATTTCATCAACCTGTTCCCCATCGTAGGTCTCAAACCACCTGGTGGTGCCAAGTAGGGGTATAGTCTGCTTTACCTTTTCGGCAATATACTCGCTTGCATTGGTGACTGATGTCCCAACCCCAAGGTCAGTAAACAGGACCACGTTTTTGGTCCCATCTGTCCAAACCTGAAGCTTACACCTACTATGGGGACCATAGTCTCCCATGCCACGGTAGTCGAGCGTTCCGTTAACTGTTAGTTTCATTTTCTTTTCTGTTTGGGTAAATTAATGTTGCGGTGTATGTCGGACGTTTATCACCAAACAGGAGCCTCCAATAATGAAACGGGTTCAACCATTTCAGGACGTTACCCACCTTGTTTAGGATGTCGACCGTCTTATAATACTTTAAGCATTTGTCGTATTCCTCCTGAGTCAGAAGGTTTTCCCCGCATTTAGGGCAAGGCTTGTTCAGCCATTTAGGGTAGTCTGAAAACTGTACAGAGTCGTCCCTGTAGTCACAGTGATCACACTTAATCCCAGAGATTTTTATTTCCATTTCTAAACTTTTATGTCCTTTAATCTCAGGTTGGACCTATGTCTCCTCCTGAACCGCTCCCTCTTCTTAGGAGGAAGCGGGTGCTGTATAAGTTCCTCAACCATGGCCGCATGATACATCCTGTTAGCACGAACGGCATTTGTTACTGTTGCCCTTCCCATCTTAATTCTTGGTTAAAAGGTGAACTCCAGTCTCACGGTGGCATGAGCATGAATGCTCAAAGCTAACTGTGCCGGTCGAATCTTGCTTCACTTCGTAAGTGCAGCCATTAACATCAACCGTCTGTGGTCCTGTGCTTGAGCTCACTGTTACTCCTACTAAGAGGATAAGTAACGTGCATGAAAGCCAGGTAATAACTGTCTTAAAACTAACATCGTCTCTCATATAGATTTGATTTTGATAGGACAAATATAGCCACTTACGACCGAACTAGAAAACCTGGACTGTTAACAAAAGTTAAGAACGTCCTTTTACTATTTCGTATCCCACGGTCAGCATATGCATGCCCTGAGAAAGGGCTGCATCGTATGCTTCTGTCTCTCCTCCACGGATGTCATAGAAGTGTCCGTATTCCACGTATTCAGGTCCTTCTACACAGGGTATAAAACCCTTCTGACCTTTTTTCTGCACATGTATTATCGAAAGGCCTGCATTACCCTTTGAGTCTATCAGGTCTTTCTGCCAGGTGTCACCCTTTGGCTTCCATAATTTAATGTCTGCATTGTTCTCCATCTGTTAGGCATTTACTGTTAAGTATAACGCCAGCAGAGTCTTCCTGAAGCACCCAGTGTCCTTCCTTGTGAATTATTGACTGTCTTTCGTCTATTGATGACGTCAACATTACGATGCTCGCAAAGAAAGCAACCATGATGAATATTCCTTTTGCCATGTTTTTCATTCCAGTTCGAATATTAAGGTTAAAAATGAAAATGTAAGTGTTGCAGGCATCGCCGCATAAATCACTGCAGCTATCAAAGGTTTATCCATTCCGGCTATGTCAAACACCACGAATAATAGGGTTGTGACTATCGCAAACACCTTTCCGGCTGTCTTCATTGCTCTGTTGGCTGATGTCTGTATCATATTGTTTGTTTGATAGTACAAATATAGTAATACGAACAGACACCATAAAATTTTAAGTGTTAATTGGTGTTAAGAACTTTAGGTGTCTTTATATACAACAAAAGGTACTCCTTTTTAGGAATACCTTTCAGTTTTTAGTGTTAATAGGTGTTAAGCCTTCTTTTCCTTGTCAAGCAGGACCAAGCCAGCATACAGCTCTTTGTTATCGGCATCAAACTCCTTTCTCTGTTCGCTTAGCCGAGCGTAAGCGCGTGAGTCTCCGTTGGTTTTAAAGGTTATTTTAGAACCCCAACATGCAGTTCCCCATCCAAGCGGCATGTTAACCAGGTAACCTTCGCAGGTCTCTCCGCGTGAAGAATCCGACTCATATTTTTTCTTATCTTCCTCGGTTGCAAGACATACCCAGATGCCCTCGTTTCCTTCACCCTCATGGACAAGGTTTACCTTTTTAATGTAGCCATCGCCTTTACTTTGAATCTCTGTTACCCTAGCTTGGGCGGCGGACTTCAGTTCATCATCTGATTTTTTCTTTTCTTTATTCATGTTATAATTGTTTACAAAAGGTCCTTAATGTATTCTCCTCCAAGTTCAAGCGACACGTTTCGAATACCATCATCACAACTCTTTATGATGTTTTCAGCCTCAAACTTCTTTCTCTTAAAGTGCTTTAACAACCATTTAAGGTTATCATGGTCGCTCTTTCTGACGAAATACTGTTCTATACCGTCCTCGATTATGATCGCATCGGGGACCACCTTAACTATCTCAGCAAGATAAGTCTTAGCTAGGTCAAGGTTCGCCATCCGGTGGGTCATCTTGTTGCTAAGGTCTTGTATCTTTTCCTGTAAGAGTATGTTACTGATTGGTTCCATCACTTCCGTAAGGAGGTCCCAGCAGGAGTTAAGCCTCTCTGCTGGGTTCCTTAGCTTTGCTGTTTAGTTGTTTGTGTCTGCTGTTTCGGTTTCTATCACTTCAGGGGCTAAAGCATTTTGTATGTGTACGAAGGCTTCGAATGGACTCATACCACCTTCGAAAGGTATTGCTTGTTCCCATTCACGGTTTACTGATGCTTTGTCGCCTTCAGTTACCTTCACTTCCATTATCTTAACAACCAATATTGCGGCCGCAACTGGTGTCATACCTGTGCTTACTAAGGCATTCACAAAAAGCTGAGTGCGTTGGTCGGAAGTTGTGTGGGCTTTTTTGAACACTTTGGTCCATGCCTGTAAAAGCTGGCGGTGCTCAACGTTTGTGGTCAGTTCAAGGCAGGCATGCTCAAGGTCTTCTACACTTGACCAGTATTGGCGAGCAAGCTCTTCCTTTAATTGTTTGTCTAATTCTGCGTTTCCACTGATGGTTGCATTTTTAAGGTATGCATTTACCTGTTGCCTGTTTAACATTACTTTTGTTTTATTGGTTATTAATTGATTGATGAAGTAAATATAATGACTTATCTGTCTGCTGGAAATTTTAAGTGTTAATCGATGTTAATAGTCGATGACTTAAGTCCTGCCCTTTCCGCTTCGACTACGAACCAGTTAGAGGTTGCACGGTTTGCTGCTTCAATTATAAACACCTCATCATTTACGCGGGTGTCCATGTAATCTAAGCCTTTCTCTTCGCTTGCGCGGCTAAGGATGTCTCTGCCTTTCTCGGCATCTCCTGCGAGTGTTACGATTGATTTTTTCATTTTACTTTTAGTATTGTCGGGTTTCCGTTAATAAGCTCTTCCTGTTGGTCGGTGTCAAGAGCCCCGAACCCGAACTCGCCGTACTGGTCTTCGGCCATCTTGTCCGCCTCTTTAAGGTCGATTAGCTGGGCAACTTGGTCATCTTTACAGGTAGAGATGCCGAACTCTCCGAACTTTTCTTTGGCATGACGATTTACCACATCCCATGGTTTCTCGTCTTTATTTTCTTTTTGCTTTTTCATAGAACAAATATAAGTCGGTCTGCTTCTTCTGGACAATTTTACATGTTAACCAATGTTAAGCCGGTGTCTCTTCTTTCTTTCCGCCACCAAAGTCCTCCTTAAGCTTCTTGTATTGTTCAAAGTATCCAAACATCTCATCAGTCTCAGCCTTCGTAAGGGTCTTGAACGACATGAAGATGGGATATCCGTTGATTGAACGGGGACCTGCCTCGCTCAGGTATTCGTATATCATGCCTATGTTGTCACGAACGACGTTTGCCGTCTCTGACAGGGCACCTAAGGCGATTGGCATAAACACCATGGCCAGCATGCTCCCTATCTCTCTTGGGTTTATCTGACGGTCACAGAATATCTTGCCGTCCTTCTCGGTTTCTGAGTCTTCGATGCTGATTTTAATCTTTTTCTTGAATGGCCAGTATACTTTCATATTGTTTGTTTGATAAGGTAAACATAAAAAAAGCTTCCCTTTTGAGGAAGCTTTTAGTGTTAACTGATGTTAAAGGATTACAGGTTCTTTTCAATCCAGTCAGCAGCCTTACGGAAGCTCCAGACGTTGTTATCGTTTTGACCCATCAGATATTGGTCAACCGGGTTCTCGCCTTCACTACGAAGGGTCTTGGGCACCTTGTTGTTTTTACCGTAATCATAACGGGTAAACTCCAGGTCAGAGTTACTGGCCAGCTTCTTTTTACTTACCTGTGCAACGGCTCCAGCGACGCCTAAGATACAATAAGTATCCTTTTCAGAATTATACAGGTCGCCTGTACATTTGCGGTACTTTCCCGACCGAAGGGCTGCCACGAACTTTTCCTTGAATCGTTTGGGCAGTTTGTCGAATTTTTGTTTTGACATGTTTGATTTTTGATAAAGTTAATATAACAAAGGGCTCCGTGCTAAGGAAACCCTTTATGTTAACGGTTGTTAAGACCGCTTGTCTCTCCAGTAGTTCGATACCCGACCATAGTCAGGATGAGCGCCTCCCTTCAGCCAGTATTCTATCATCCTCGGCTCTTCACAAGTCGCCTCAAAAACCTCCCTGTCGCTTGGTGCCTTAAAGTCTATTACTTTGTGCTCCTCGACTATCTCTATCTCAACGACCTCCCATTCCTCAGGCTTCCAGCTAGATGGGTGTTTAGGAGTAGTTCGGCTTGAGTTGTACCAGTCGGTCGAGTTCATGCGAACCCAATCGGCCTTCCATGCCTGGTCTGTCTCCCATCTTTCCATAGGGTCGTCAGTTACGTCCAGTTCGCATGTGGTTGACCCGCAGAACTCTGCTCCATCATTTGATGTCTCAAATATGCTGGCCCATGTCCCTTGGATTTTGTTTCGTAAGCAGTATATTGTTCTTTTCATACGGTAAATATAAGTCCAAACTGTTTAAACTGGAAACTTGGAATGTTAACCAATGTTAAGGCTTTACCTTTGTTGGTTGAAACCTGTCCTGTGCTAGACACGTTGCCCCTTCGAAAGGTTCAGGCTTCCTATCGATGTAGGATTTCCAGACCTTCTTGCCCTCTTCAGACTGCAACAAGTATTTAAACCGGTTGAAGGGGTCCAGCTTTGATTCCCGGTATCGCGACTGCGCGTCCTTAAGCTGGGAAAAGTAAGTGTAGAAAAGGTCGCCGGACATATTTTCGGCGACCACTATAAATATCGTTTTCATTTTAGTTTCCCATGTCTTCAAGCAGCTGCTCTTCTTCCTCGGTTAGGTCAGCCACCATCTTTACGCATACAATGTCGTTTTCATCGTATTCCTCGAACCATTTGATGAATGACTCAGCGTCCCAGAAACCATACTGGGTGGCGTCCTCTTCTGTAAGCTGGTCCTTATGTGGGTGCTTGTCAACCAGGCCGCCATGTATCGGCATCAAATTGATTCCGTTTTTGGTGTAGAAGCATACCTTATCAGGGTTGTCCTGAAAGCCTATGATGATGGAGTTCGGTATGAACTTCTTATGGGTCATCATCTCTTTGATTCCCATAAACTGATGGCCTGACTCAGTCAGCGCCTGTGCGAAGGGAACGTCCTTGTTCCAGTCGCTTAAGATTTGGTTTAATCCGTTTTGAATTCGGTTGTATTCTGCGTTTTTGCTCATATTGTTTGATTGATGTAGTAAATATAAACGAGTCTTAGAATATTGGCCTGTTTAAAAAGTTAATGAATGTTAATACCGGTTTTTCAATTAGAGACCGAATTCCAATCAGGATAAAGAGACCTCCGATGATAAATGCGGGACTCATTAAACATAATACTCCCCAATTTATTTTCTTTTTCATGTTAACCTTTGTTAAACTTCTTAATGGTAATTGCCTTACAGAAACATATCCCTATCAGGGGCACATAGCCATCCTTTGGTATGTATACGTTGGATAACGCAATAGTAAAGTCAAACCCCTTAGGAAGGTGATACATGAGTGTCAGGTCACCTTGAGTCATAAAGTCCTTGGCACCGAACTTGTAGCCCATACCGACCGTCAGTCCCATGCTCGCATGTTTTCTCTTTAGGAAGACCCAGTCAGTCCGACCCTGTAGGAACATGTGATGGTGCCACAGGTCAAGGGAACCGTATGCGACCCTGCTGATATCTCGTTGTCATGAAGGTATCCCGCCTCTATTGTGTATCCAATAAACTCCATGGGTTTTTCGACCGACTTGTTAATAATCGGTCCAATGCTGGGCGCTATGTAAATGGAGTTCTGTGCGAATGTGTTCATGCAGAAGAACACGAAGATTGTGGTAAGTATTGTTCTCATGCAGTAAACATAAAAAAAGCTTCCCGTCCTGAGAAGCTTTTAGTGTTAACTGATGTTAATGAGTTTGTATTATCCCTGGTATTCAGCATCCTCCGGACCCTGATCAGGACCACTGACTCGTTCCGGTTCCTGGTCGAGCTGATCTTCTGTCCCAAACTCGTCTCCGCCTGGGAAGGGTAGCTGGTCAAAGTCAGTGTCATCTATGTCTGAGTGTTGTTGTGACCATACAGTCATCTGACCAGTAGGTTCCTCACGGAACTTAACCAGCTTTACTCCTGCATCAGACAGGTCTTGTAGTTTTGAAATAAGGGCAAGAAGCGACATACCTGCAGGTATTGATGTCTCCAGTTTCCAGTTAGGAACGTGAGCTTCGTTGACCTGTTTCTTTATCCAGTCGTTCATCCCAAGGACTAGGTTCTTCATGTTTAAGATTGTTCTTTGGGTTATTTATACGGCAGGTTTGTTCAGGTCGAACACGGTCTTCTTCAGGAAGAGAGGAACACTGGTTAGTAGGGTCCCGGTGCCGGGATAGTTTTCATTAACCTTTCCTTTAAAGGTCACGCCGCCTACTCGGCCGTCTTTGTAATAGAAGGAATACATCCTACCCTCATGGGAGACGAAGGTATAGTCAACGTTATTTCTGCTCTTGTATAGTTTAGGTCTCATGGTTTTATTTATAGCCCATGTAAACCTTCTTGTTCTTTAAGATGTCAGGAAAGAATCCCTTTGCTTCCTGGTATGAAAGCCTGTTGCCCCATTCCATAACGTACTTGGTGTCAAGATTTTGGTCTTCTCCTGCCACGACTGCAATCGTGGCACGGAGCTTACCTGTTCCTGATGATTTCCATAGGACAATACCGATAGTTGCCCTTCCGCTTATCCAGCGTGTTGCTATATGTTCCATTATTCTACTTTTAAATGTTAACTGGTGTTAAGTCTACTAGGGAGTAATGCTTGTGCAAATTACGACCTTAGGTCTGACTTCCCTGATCCATTCGTCTGCATACAAGAAGTCGAACGTGCCGCCGAAGATCACATAGTCTATCGAGTCATGCTCGCCTATGCCAGACTGCTTGGATTGTTTTAGCTTTCCGTTTACTCGTCTTATCGTATCTCCAGTCTCTATCGTGTCGTCCATGAATACAGTTGCTAACCCTCTCTCAAGGTGCCACGCTCCATGGTCTCCTGTGTGGGCAACGTCTCCTTCTTTCCTAAACTGTATCACTTGGGACTTTGGTCGAAGCATGCAGCCTATTGCCGAAGCGCTTGCTCCGCTTGTTCCCTGTCCCACGAAAGAGAACGGTCCGTTTTCGTTCGTCACTTTAGACAGTATGTCAAGGCCAGCCTGCGCTGACTTGATTGCTATCTCGATGTCATCATATATTGGATACTTAAAGTCTATCTTGGGTGAAGCTATCACAAGGGTAGAGTTTATCGCCTGTGTTGTTGACGGTGTTGTGATATGAGAACCGCCTGCCATACACCATATGAGTCCCAGCTCGTCTGCACGTTTTCGTGCTCTTTCAAACCATTCATTGCTCCAAAGCTCCATCTTCTCTTTTTTAGTTAACAATAACCAATTTCTGCGTCACTTGGAAGCGAAAACAGTTAACCTCTGTTAAATGTCATTAGAAATACCAAGGGCCCATCTCAGTGCCGTCACTTTGGACGCAGCATCAGCAACGATACTGTTTTGGATATTGGCATTGATGGTGTCACCGTTGTGTTCAGCTAACGCCTTGTTCTTTTGGGTATCAAAAAGGATACCTGACTGTTTCTTTAGCTGGTCCTCCATTTCTTTTTTCTTTCTAAGTTTCATGTAGTAAATATAAGTTTGTATATTGCAAACTGGAAACTTGGAATGTTAACTCATGTTAATAGATAAAATCCTATGGAACTGTTACAGGAATTCGAAAAGTTTGTCTCTACTCATCTCATACCGGACGCGAGCCGTCACGCAATCAGTGTAGAAGACGTTGACGATGAAGTCGGCGGCCTGGCGGCTGAGATTGCTGGGTTTTGCGGTATGTCTGGAGACGTGAAAGGATATAGTCTCCCATTGGACCCCTTGGATGCAGCGACCGCGACGAGATGGTTAGACAACTACTGTACAAGGTATGATGACGACGGGGACCCGGAAGCATGGGTAGCATCGGATTTCTCCTTCTTTGCCTTCATGTTTAAGGACTTTAAGGTCTATGTGTTGTTTCCGGTGAACGATACGGTCCCAACGTTTGAATCTTGGTCCCTTAGAAACTCCTAGCTGGAGTCAGTGCTTGCTGTAGGCGATCCTCGCGACTCCATGCAGACTCTCGCAGATCTTCCTTTTTCTATACGAAATCATGTCAAATCCTCGGTTTTGGTCTGTTTTTCAGAATTCCTGGCCGATTGGAGTCGCTATGATCAAGTTGTCGAAGGTCCGACTCCAACATGACAATATAAAACAATATGTCACACTCTGACAAAACAACAAGGGGCCCACTATGAGGCCCCAAGTCATCAATCAAACCCAGATTGTTAACCTTTATCTTTAGCTGGTAATCATGTACCAGATTACTGCAACTACCCAACACCCGAAAAAGAAGAGACCGAATAGGGTCCCAAGACAGCTTCCAGAGCCGTTTCTATCATTGTCTGCCATAAGTTTTACTTTAGCTACATGAGTCAATAAATTCAATGTCTGTTCTTACCTTCATTTCTTTTGTTTAAGTAAACTTAATAATTTGGTTCCTATTAAAGAAGGTCTAAACTGTTAACTAAGGTTAAAGACCAGTCCTTTGTGTGCTTGTCAATAATCTTATGTAGGATTGGGTTACATTTGGTCCTATTATAGTCCTCATTCCAGTTTCCTGATTTGTCTATCGCGAGCTTAAGTTCCTCAAGCGTGTATGAACCTATGTCTAACAAACCGTCTGGAGGACTTGTCATGATGTCCGTTCCGTCAATAAAGTATTTCTCCACTTTAACCATGAAGTGTGATGCACCTAAGCGGTATGCGTTCTCCATATTGCCGTTACGGACCTCTTCACAGACCTTTTCCTTGTCTTCGATTGTGTCTTCAGGTTCGAATGGGTCTCTTGGGTTTCGCAAGACCTCAATAGTAAACGGAACTCCTGCCAACTGGAGCTTGGACCCAAGCTCGTATGCAAAGCACCCGCATCCACCATGATTAATTTCAGCCAGTTGGTCTCTGACTTCTTCGACAAGCTTACGGATGTCTTCCATAACTTGTTCAACGTTGGGTTTTGTTTCATTGTTTTTCATATTCAAATGTAACAACAGTTTGAGTTAGGTAAAAATCTTCAATGTTAAACGGTGTTAATGTGGCCCACATGGGACTCGAACCCATACCTTCAGTTTTAGAGACTGCTATGCTAACCGTTACAAGACAGAAGGCCGTTTAGAAAAGACGGATCCCTCTTCAGGTAGTCCGTCTCTTTGGTCTCTATTACTAGGGAGTAAGTGCTTAGCTTTCCTGGCCTTCACCTTCGGCCTGTAGCTGTGCCATCAGGGCAGCCATTGGGTTTGGTGCGGTATGTTGGCCCAAAATGTAAATACCTAAGGCATATTCATTTTGATTTTCGGCCACTTCGCCTACAACCTGGAAGGCCTCGATAAGGTCTTTAGGTTTGCGTTCGTTTAAGGCACCGGTAATTGTGTCTGCACGCTCTTCAGTAATGTTCAATTTGTCTAACAAATTGTCGCTGTCTGTCTTAGCGATTGTAACAGGCTGGAAGTTTTTTCCATTTTTGCTTTGATTTTGGTTTTATTAATTAATGACTAAGTAAACATATCCAATTCGATGAAACTCTAACAATTTTACTTGTTAACCAATGTTAATGAAGTTGCTTCATCGTCTCAACTCCAAAGTAATCGTCCGCTTCCTCGATGATGTCCATTAGGCTAACGCACTTGGCCACCATCTCGTTTCCGTCACTTCCAATACTCACATAATCCTTCTCACCATGTCTTCCGCAAAGAGCCATCACATATTCAAAGCCACAATATAGACCGTGTTCCAGTATGTATGAGTGAATCATGGTCAGTATTTCTACGGACCCTTTTTGGGGTCCTCCTCTTCTAAACGTTGCGTAACCCTCAGTCGAGCTTGACTGTTCCATGAACCCATGGGCATAAAGGATGTCTTTAATTATCCTCACTTCGTTTACGACTTCATCGTGAAGAATCCCAGCCTTCTTCTTGTCCGTTCGTCTCACTATGCCAAGCTTAGGAGCAGTCTCCTTATGTTTGTTGTGAGTCTCTAGGGTCAGTCTTGGAAAGGTTCTAAACGGTTTCATTGTTTAAGCTTGATGAGGTAAATATAACACGTCACTTCTACACTTTAAAACTTTGAGTGTTAACTCATGTTAAGTGTCTGCGTTCTCTTTTCGATGCAGCCGCATGCCCGATTGTGGACATTAAACCTGCTGCTATTATTGCCATTACTATCATAACAAACCGAATTTGTGTTCAACATAAATACCAAAGGCAACCAGGGCCAAGGCCAAAATCACCAGCAGCTTTTGTAATGAAGGGCTGCCATTGTGAAAATAAACATTCATTGGTCGCCTTCCTGAGATTCGTTGATTTGCTTCAATTTTTTTGCATACTGTTCTGCTAAGAAGCTGCTGGGTGCTATTTTGATGACCCAATCATATATTTCTTTCTTGTTTATTTTGTAGCCTGTAACAACATCAAAACCGTCATACTCAAATGCTTTATAGTTATCGTAGTCTGTTCGTTTATCCCATGAAGCAACTTTCTTAACTGCATCATCTTCATTTGCAGCCATTATATTTTTGGTCACTATTTGACCAGATTGAATGAAGATGACAACATACTGCTTGTCTTCTGCAGACTCATTGACATTAGGCATATACATCTTAAAGAAACGGCCCAACCGTTCGAACCTTTTCATTAATAACATTTCTAAATCTATAAGTCCTATGACTGTGATTGTTTTCATGTTGCTTGATTGATACGGTAAATATAAGAAATAGTATGGAAGTTGGAAATCGGGGATGTTAACAGATGTTAAGCATAACTAATTGACTTCCTTAACATTGGTTAACACTCTAGGTTTCCAGTTCACCGGCCTATATATTATATTTGTCCTATCAATCGAACAATATGATAATCAAGCGTGAAGAATACGAACAGAAGAAGCCGGTGATAGACTTAGGTGGGCCGGATGGGAATGCCTTCGCCTTAATGGGACTTGCGCAGTCATGGTGCAAGCAGCTCGGAAAGGACTTCGGTCCCATCCAGGAAGACATGACAAGCGGTGACTACGACCACCTGCTCAGTGTGATGGAACGTGAGTTCGGAGAGTATGTAATCTTTATTAAGTCTTAACATTGGTTAACATGAAAACTTTCCATATTATAATTTTCGTTGTTACTTTTAACCTATCAATCAAACTTAAGAAGTTATGAAATGGTTTGAAATAGTAAACGCAAAATCGGTCCCCGAAAGCTTAGGCATTGGCTTGGCTCGGGCCAATGAGATTAACGACAAGATCGAGACCATGATAAGGTCTGACCATTGGACACAGAGGAACCAAGCAGAAGACCTTGAAAAGATATCCGAGTGGGTCACAAGCCCTCAGGAGCTCGTGTTTGCCTCTTACATTTATGGAGCCATTTTGAGTGTCATAAGAAGTGCAGACATTCATATTCATAAAATGTATAACCCTAACTAATGGAAACAGGCGGCATAAAGCAGATTAACATAGATTAACATAAACTATTTCCATAATGTTCAGAACATACTTATATTTGACGTATGAAAACATGGTTAGGAAACTACGCATACTTTTTTAAGATAGTCGACAAGGAAGGAACAGTGATGTTCAGCGGGACTGTCGTGGATAAGGGACTTTGTGTGGCCCGAAAGAAGCTTTCTGCCTTTAAGAAAGGTCCGATGTTTCGAAGGGACGACAGAGTGGAAGTGTGGTGTCCAGTAGAATGGCAGAAGAGCCTAAGGACCAACCATGATAAGGGGATATTTCGTTCACAGGACATTAAAACATTCGACAGATGAGAGAGTCAATCCTTGAGTTCCTAGTGTTAATCCTGTTCCTGGCCTTCCTTGGGTGTCAGTCCTGTGCAAGCTGCCGCCCGTGCGAGAGAAGCTACCATAAAATGAAGGATGACTTCTTAACAATAGTTAACAACAAGAAGTTTCAAGAGTCGCAGCGAATGGATACTTTTGACCTATCAATCAACCAATACAGATATGAAAAGTAAATCTTGGTACGAATACAAGTTCAATCCGGCATCCAATGAGATACCTGAATACGAGGTTCAGGAAAACCGGTCAGTTAGGAACATGATTATGTTTGCATGCGCCAGCCCTTTCATAATGGTGGGCATCATGACCCTAATCCACTTCCTTTCAAAATGAAAAGGCTGACTAAAAAGGAGTTTGAGCTCCTGCCTCCCTATGTCTGGCTAAGGGGCACGTGCCTGAGGCTGGTCCGTAACGATGACGGTCACCATACCGACTCCGTTACTTCAGGGACGGCGGCTACTGGTCGGTCGACTTTGAAGAGAAGGACGGGAAGCTCTTCACGGTTAGCAGGGACCCTGAGACAAATGGGGTCGAGCTTCGAAAGGCTACCAAGCGCGACTGGAGAAACGACAACAAGGGATACCTTAAGAGAGGGGACGATGCCATCACATGGGACTCGTACAAGACAGGAGGTTCGGCCTTCGGAAGGCCTGCCCTTGCTTAACATTCATTAACAGGAAAAGCTTTCTCAAAAGGAAAGCTTTTCTTATTTTTACTGTATCAATCAAGAAGATATGTTTGACAACTTAAACGAAGACCAAAAAGCATGGCTACTACTGGCAGCAATACTCTTAATGTGGGCCCTGTTCTAAAGGACCACGAATGGTGGTTCAAGGACGCACTGGACCGGATGGAATGCAAGGTGGACATCCAGCCTGAGATGCTCGGCCCAGACGGCGAGCCCCTTCCTGGCCTGGTGGAATTCTATGAGGGACGTCTCTACCGAAAGGAGGGTCGGACTGACTGTAAGCCCGGCGAGTGGCTCCCGATACCCGACCCTGTCGATGGGTACGAAGAGGACGTTTAACCTTTGTTAACAGAAAAAGCTATAAGATGAAAGTCGTAATCGTTATATTCCTGTTGGTCTGTATCGCAGCCTTAAGGTTCATGGCCCAAAACGCCAAGGGAAGACTGGAGGCCTTCCTCTATGCCTTCTCCTGTTTCGGTTTATGTATAGTCTTTCTCTGTGAGCTGTGGGTCTGGGCACATGCCTGATGTTTAACATAGCTTAACACCTAAAAGTTTCAAGAAAACCAGGACTCATTATATTTACCCTATGAAACGCCCTAAAAAGCAGAGAGAGGAGATGGAACCCAAGGACCTCATGCGTCTTGAAAGCATAAGGGACCGGGCAGACGGGGACAGGTGGAAGGCGCAGCAGTATGCCGAGAACATGGCCAACGCCATCACCGACCCAGCCAAGGCATTCGGTCGGTACCTTGCCGCCCTCAAGGTCTTTGGCGAGGGAAGGGTGTCGAAGGTGTTCCTCAACAGGGCGACTGCCCTTGGTCATGTCGCAGCAGAGGGACACTCAGCGATCGATATGCTTCTTTAACCTTTGTTAACAACCCATACGACCCCGATTACAAGGGTTAGCTTATATTTGTATCATGAAAACAATAAAGACAGTATCGACTCTCGTAATGATAGCAGCCGCTTCTGACATGTTCATAGGATGGAGCGGTCTTAAGGACTGGGTTTCAGCCGCCGTGTTCTGCCTATGTATGGTGATCAACGTGGTCATAGAAGACATAGAAGACCGTAAAGCATTAACAAAGCTTAACAGTCCCGATTGTCAACCAAACGAGTAACGGTTTATATTTACCCTATCAAACAAGCAACATGGACCTAGCAAACTCAACCCTAATCTACGACTACCTTAAGGCAGAGCTTGAAGGTAAGGGACTCTACCGCCCGACCGTCCGTGACATAGAGGTCGAACGTGAACCTGGTAAGCTGAAGCTAAAGTGCCAGTACCATGACTACCATAACAGGTCAGGCAGCCACAAGTCAGAGGCGACCGACCTTGACCTAATAGCCTTCAGCTACGGGTCGTTGGCAAGCCGTGTCAACCAGCTGGAACCGGCAGACGAGTCCTCTAAATTCTATTAGCCTTTAACCTTTGTTAACAGCTTTAATTAACAACAAGACAACGAACGAATTATATTTACTACATCAATCAAATATTAATCAAACCAAAACAAACAAAGCCATGAACAAACTGGTAATCAAAGCGGCAGACGCCCACAAAGCAGCAGGAGTTTTATTAGCCAACTTAGGTAGCTGCAACATCACACACGGTGATAACGAACAAAGCACAGTAACCCTTAATGATGCTGCACAGCAGGAACGCGCCTTACAGGCCTTCGCTGAAGCCGGTATAATGGTTCAGGACTAAAAAGAAACAAAGAGAAGCAGGTCGGAATGCCTGCTTCTTCCTAACGGAAGCTCTTTGACATCATGTTTAAGACTAATAGCCGCTGGTCTGGACCGGATACGTTGCCCGGGTCCTGCCGGATGGCTGCCAGCCAGGGAAGGTGCACAGAAAAGTGCATCTGGCCAGCAGGATATGCCCAGAATGCACCCAGGATGACCCTCCAGGTGCACCCGGGGGACACCTTTATAGGCTGAAATAATGATACCAGGGGTGCACGCGCTGGCACATCATATTTTTTCCAAAACCCCCCGGCCCGGGAAGTCCAAAATTTAGAATGTGGAAAACCTCCCGGCTCATTTAGGCCGCTTGGGTTACAGGTGACCCGTCGCTTTTGAGCATTTCCCTCCCCGGGCTGGGGACCCTCTTCTACCTTTTCCAGTATGTTGTTCCTATGGACAAAGCCTGCTTCCCTTGTCACCACCCCGTTCTTGACGACCCTCTTTATTGTTAGGGCTTCTCATATGGGACATGACCTCCTATTATATTATACGGTGGGGACTCGTCCCTTAGACCTGGAGTCCTACCTGTTATCTTGTCTCCTTTTGATACTTTGCCATCTGTTTCCTTTTGTTTCTTACCGAGCGACTTTACGACCAGTTCCAACACCTTCTTCTGTTCCTTTTCCAGGGAGTCTGTCTGCTTTTTTCTGGTGGATTGAAGCCTCCCTCTGTCTCTGCTTTATCTTTAGGCCGCATGATTCCTTGTATTCTGTCGCAAGCCCTTCTATGAACCCCTTGACCTCCTTCCAGTCCTTCACCAGGTGGTATGCCCTTACCCGACCCCTTGGCATTATTCCGTCCCTCTGTCGGAAGTATAACACTCACCCCAGTAAACCTGTATAAGATGTGGGTCAACTGTCAAGGTCGTGTCAATGTGAGCCAAGAAGAAGCATCTGGTCTTTATTTTTCGGACAGTCTGCTCTAAGATTTCCGATAAATAAAAAGGTAGCATGCACAGGGTCCTAAACATCGATGAGTTTTACTCCAACAATTCCTTTAAGGTAGACGATTCTTTCCTGGACAGGGCAGTCGCCTTTTTACGTGCATATGGTTATGAGGTCTCCCGAAGCCAGAGCGAGGGAATGTGGGTCCTTTCTGGCAGGTTTTCCTGGGTCGCGTTCGGTCCGACTGAGTGTTCGACCGCAAACAAGCTCAGGGTGCTTCGGGACCTTGACCTAAACGAAGACGACCTGTTCAACTATAAATACATTTTCGTCAACACAGACGAACACGATTCAGCAAAGGTTGAACTGATAGTTGCTGGTTATACGTTTTCTCCAATGGACGTCCTTTCTCCTGGTCGGTTTAAGATCAAGAGACCTGAATCCAACCGAAACAGGCAGGACACAAAGGACTACGGTTCCATAAGCAGAGACTGTCCAAATGCCTTTGTCTTTAAGAAGGAGGGCCTAATCTCGTTTGCAATGAGGACTGCTGAGTCCCTAAGTATCGACTTCGGTTCCGATGACTTCACGGGCATCTCTGCACAGGGTTCCCTGTTGGAAGGTTCCTCTCTTGAAAGCTCTCCAGAAGACGCAGCAATACTCTTACGTGCACATGGTAACCGATTCAGGAGGGACGGTGACCGTCTGTTTGTGCAGTGTCCATACATTGCTTTCTATTCCGGTAACAAGGAGCAGGTCAAGAAGTTTAAGAAACTTGTCAGGACAAAGATGAAGGAACTTGGGATCCCAGTGTTTGACATGGTCTCACCAAACGGACCAGGTTCGGTGTTTGCCTTACCTGACTGGGACCAGGCACGTCTCCTCGCGGGGGCATTAATGGATCCAGAGGACCCTGCATTGATTGGCAAGCTGACGGGTCACCGGGACTTCAAGTTTTACCGTCAACCTTCAGTCGGTGAAGAACACCAGTTTGTAGGTATCATATGGATAGACTCAAATTCCAAGACGCTTGGCCTCCAGGTCGAACCCACAGTCCTTCGCAAAATACTGGACCACTTAAGGACCCGTCCGATCGACGGGGACCGTATGGACGTTGCAAGCGGTGAGGAATATACTGACATCCTAATGGAAACATCAGGCAGACCTGACTCGGAGTTTCCTAAGATGGCCGGTTTACTCTCTCACTTTGGCATAAAGCTTCGTAAGAGGGACAGGAGCCCACGTTACGTCCTCGAAGGAGCAACTTTTATTGCAATGCCACCTAACAATTCAAAAGGCGAAGAGATAGCAAAGGAACTTTCAACAAAATCAGGAGTCCCTTTCTTAAAGTTTCATGGACTTGAATCAGTATCGGGAATAAGTGCAAACGGTATAGTGTTCTTAACTAAAGAAGACATTGACAGGTTCTTTAATGCAGCCAAAGAAATTCCTGGTCTTTCAGTTGGGCCTAAGGGAATCAATATGGGTATAGACCTAAGTACCGGTAAAAGATCTTTCACTGGTCTTTTTACCATGTATACTCCAGACGAAGGTTTTAAACCAACAATGACTGCTAATTTTCTTAAGAAGCTTTATAAGTATGCTTTAGAAAAAGCAGGAGGTTCAATAGGAGACGACGAAGTAATCGGCCGTTACCATTCAGACCTCCTAATGGAGGAAGTCAAGAACGTTTCATGGGCAATATCATATGCTAACCTATACGGTTACGATGCATCACTCAGCCAGAAACACCAGGGATACATCGAATTCACAGGTTCATATTCCTTTATGGTACACAGTGACATTGCTGACCGAGTAGCAGAAACAATTAAGGGAATGTATGCAATGAGGTATGGACACAAGGGGTGTGGGTTTGTCTTTGTCTCAAACGATTGGCTGCAGGAATCTCTTGATAGGATAGCAGACGATGATTCAAACTTTGATATAGACGATGATGGAGACCTGGTCTGGAAGGATGCACCAAACGGTCCACATAAGGTCAGTGTGACAGACCGTCCAACCGACAGGGCTTATTTACCGGTTGCTAACTTTATCTATGGAATGACTAGGCTGTATAACTTTAATCGACGTCTAAACCGTGACATTGAAACGGGAGTAGGCGTGACGGCTTCGTTGCTTGAAGGAGTTCCTAGCTTTTCTCAATGGTCTTCACGTGTTTAGCAAGGTTTTGGGACGGTGCAGTAAACTCACCGTCCTTGTCTAGGATACGACGCATCTCACGCTTTTGTCGAGCATGTTTCTATATGGTCTCAATAAGCTTTCTTCTTTCTTCTTCTTTCACAGGGCCTTTTCGTTGGAAAGACATGTCTTTCATTTTATTGAATCTCTTTCAAGCATTGCCTTTCTAATCTCTTCCTTCATCCAGGCTCGGCAAAACTTACAATTTCCCTTATGAGTCAGATAGAGGCCTCCGTTGTAAGAACCGTTGTCCTGACCGATTATGTATTCACATGAATCGATGACCTGGATCTCGGTTGCATATGGTTTCATATGTTCATATGAGTATGGGACCAATATGGATTTAGGGTATTCAGGCCGTATGATATCTCCCTTCATCTTCTGATACTCTTCTTTAGTGATGGTAACGTTTTCTGAATCGTTATTACAGGAGCTCAGTGCAACTACTGCCAATGCCACCATTAGGAGAAGTATAAGTATTGCTCTCACCTTTATCAGTCCAAGGTTGATTGTGGCCCTCAGTATGTTCCAAAGGGTCGTGTTTCGTTTCATTTTCATGCTCTTACTTTAAAAGAGGTTGGTTTTCTTTCTTAGAATCAAACACTGAGTCTGTCTTGTCAGACAGGAACCCATACTGAAAGTCTATCTTTTCGCACTCTAAAAACCTGTTATAGAAGTTGTTGGGAAACGTGTCAAGCAGGGTGTTGTTCGCCTGGGCAATCTGCTGGCACTGGATCTCAATACCATAATATTCCTCCCTCTGTTGTTCGATGAAGGTTGAGAGGTCAGCATAGAAGTCTGAGAACTTTTCGTATGGGACGTGTTGGTTTTCACTCACCCATTTCCAAGTAAGGTTCTTACCGTCGGCCCTGTTTTCCATGATTATCTTGGTGACCTCAATAAAGGTCTCCTTGTTAAGGCCTGCTATCTCTTCTTTTTGGACGTATGTCTTCCAAAGCTTGTCATAGAACCCCCTTTTAGATTGCACTTTCTGTTCGTATTGGTAGTGGTACACCTTAGACGTATTGTAGACGTTTTTACCACCTAAGTACACGGTCTTTGTTGTGTCATATATCACGTTAGCTACGTATAATCCAAATAAAAAGAAGGCAATCCATTTTAGCCTATTCTTTAGGTTTTTACCGGTCTCTTTTGTCTTTTCCTCATCGCCTTCATTGTATGAATATGAGGATTGAGCTTTTTTGCTTCCCTCAATGAAGGAAGGTCGGATTTCCTTATCTGATAGGATGATTATTGAATAACCAATATATGCAAAATACGCAAAAATTAACAGTGAGGCAAAAAGAAAATTAAGAGGCCCGGCTTGGTCTTCCTTACCCTGTAACAGAGTAAACGGGATGTGATTGTAAACTTGGATCAAACCGATTGGAATGATAAAAAGTCCAATGATAAAAATGGCAGTCGCATGCCACATCTTTAATCTAAAATTTTTCATTCAGTTTTTGTTTAGTTAGGATAATTTACCACTTGGGGTCAAGAAATGGAGTTGGTGGAGTCGAGTTGTCTCCCAGACTCCACCTGGTCTAATAAATAAAGAGGTATGATGGAGTTCAATTTTAGGTTTGTTCGTGAAGGTCTTAGAGAGGAACTTGAAGCATGGGTTGCAGGGACTCTTAGCACGCCAAACAAGATAAAAACGGTAAAAAGAGTGCTTTCTTCACTGGACTATCGTACCGGACATCGAGTTCATCAGGTTGGGAATATTGGGACAGGACTCGAAATACATCATCGCCGAATTTTCCCCGAATAGCAGCCAAAATTTCCTGGGATTCATCGACAATTCTCTTTGCTTCAATGTCTGTGTAATATATTGGGGCGTTAAACTTTTCACCTATTATCTTACAAACATGTTACTTACCACTTCCGATCCCACCTGTGATTCCTACCTTTTTCATATGAAATGTTCTGAACACGCAAACTCCCTGACTGAGATACGTTCGCTTGGGTCTTTTGGTTTTTCGGTATACATTCTCACTCTATCCTTATGTTCGTGCCCACATAAGACACAAAATTCTACGTGAGTAAAGTACCAGTGTTTCTTTTTGGGTTTAGTTTCCTTTTCCACTTTGAAAGAGATAAAGCTTATACATTATTTCGTCAGTTGAAGCAACCTGAAGACCTGAACGAACTTCATACCATCCGCCACTCCAGTCTCGTTTCTTAAATCCATGTGATTGACACCATGGAATAAAATTTGGGTCGTTTGTATGATTCATCTTACTTGTTTACTGTTACCTGAATTTTTGTCACAGTTTTCACTCCAGGATACCTGTCCATTGGGTCTCCTCCAACCTCCTGGATAACATAGTTAACACTTATTTTTTCAGGATCCTTTTCAAGGTCTTTTGTAATAAGCTTTTTTATCTCTTCGAGTGAAAATTCGAACGTTTCTTTTGATGATGTTAAAGTAGGCATATCAATTATGATACCAAACTCTTACTTCTTAGTAAAAACCCAAGTAAAAAATATGTGAAAGATTAAACGATGACCAACATAAGTGATAAAACATACCCACCATGGTAGAAAGATTCCACCGATTACAAAAGAAGCTGCAAAAGTTACGCTAAACACAGCTTGAAAGAAATGCCAGGCATCAGTTACCCAAACAAGAGGACTTGAAAGCAACCATCTGAGGACTTTGTTTTTTCTGGACCAGGTGTATTTGTTTTCCCAGCTTCTGTTTGGGCCCCACCAGCTTCCTAACTTACTAAAGTCACTCGCATAAAAATGAAAAGCTAAGGTGTCCATTATTGCCTTAGACACCCCACTTGTCATTACAAGCACGAATATTATAATTGATATTAAAACTATCATTTTATCTTACCTGTGTCTCTTAAGTTATTATAAATCATGTAGCCCAATGCACCTAAAAAACCAAGTCCAACTAAACATACCGGCCAAATCCACATAAAGTCTTGGAGCCAATAGTATTTTTCATCGTATCGCTTATCTGCTGCTATTGAAAACCAAGCGATGGAAGGTGCAGCTGCAATTAGAAATATTGGAATTATTATCGATAGACCTACTAACGCAGCTTTAGCTAAAGTAAACTTTCCTTCTCCAATTATCCTATCAAATATGTTTATCATCTCAGATGGGTTCTTTCTTTTATTTATTTTTGACCCAAAATAGATAAACTTATGAGTAACGAAGATTTAGTTAAAAATGCAATTAATGCACCTGCTTCACAAAAAAGTCAGGGCGGCTAATGTTACTCCAACAACTATTACTACCAATTTCTATTTTGTCAATAAGATTGAAAAAAGCCAAAATAATCTATGGGGTCCTGGTAAATGGACAGAAGATGAAATGATTGTGGCATCTGAAAAAGGAGCAGTCGATTTGACCCAAGTTTTTCCAGATCAAGAAAGGTTTTCAAGAGACATGGTCTTTCCTGATTCATGGACAGTTGCGACTTTTCAAGACAGCGTTAGAAACGCATATGGTACTGACACTGGAAAATCAGGTCAGTCTGTATTCATCAGCTTTGAAAAGTTAGATGCTTTTTTAAAGGTGTTCGGTCTTTCATTCGAACTGCTAAGAGGAGAGAACCTTACATCTAAACTTATGGAGTCAGTTCCGAGTTTTTTTTGGAATGGCTAAGTGTGAAAGGTTAATTGGTCGCTGAAACTTATGATAAGCCTCATGTCTCTTCATTTCACTAATTAACACGTATTTTTCCAAAGTCTATATAAGTTCAAAGTTATCATACAACGAAATGATACCAAAAATGAAGACATTAATGTATTTGGTAAATTTTAAAGAAAAAAAACAATGAGTTTTTTACGATTTTATGAAGAAATCTCTTCAATTCGTGGGTTTAATCCCGAAAAATACTTAGAAAATAAGGTCTATCTTATTAATGAGTTTTTCAAAAACGAACGGCGTGATTCGGTAGTTGTCGGAATCTCTGGAGGGATTGATTCTGCATTAGTTGTAAACATTTTTAACAAGGCAGCGCAAGCAAAAGATTCCCCTATCAGAATGATAGTCGGTCTTATTCTACCTGTCTCAGGTTCAGGAACGACCGGTCAAAATAAAGCAAAAGACAAAGCATTAGAAGTCCTAAACAAAATACCAGTTGCGTGTCAAGTGATGGATCTTTCACCAGCATATGACTCAATTGTGGCTCAAGGTGGAGGTTCAGCATGGGCACAGGGACAGATGGCCTCTGTATTGAGAACACCGGCTTTGTATTATCAAGCAGCTCTTTTACAAGATGCAGGGTACCGTTCAATTGTATCAGGAACAACAAACAGGGACGAAGGGGCATATATTGGGTTTTATGGTAAAGGTTCAGACGGTATGGTTGACATACAACCTATTGGAGATTTGCATAAGTCTGAAGTCGTCTTACTTTCTAAAATGCTAAATGTTCCGGTTGAAATTCAAATCGCTCCTCCTGCTGGAGACGTATGGGACGGTCGTGTAGACGAACAGATGATAGGGGCACCATATTGGTTTATTGAATCGTATCTAATAATGCTTGAAAAAGGAAGGTTTGACCTGTTAGAAATGTTAGGCCAAGAAGAAAGAACAAAAGCAGACCGATGGATGGAAAACATTGAAAAGATACACAAAACAAATTTACATAAATATCAAGTCGGCCTTCCTGCAAGGTTTGTGGACGTAATTCCACGATGTGTCCCTGGCGGTTGGTCATCAAAACTATAACATGGAACTAATACAGACAAAACCAGACATGAGTAAGGTCCCAGGAGGATGGGAACCTGAGACCAATTTATTATTAAACGAATCATTCGGTCCTATCCATGAAAGAAAGCTTATAGATGAAACGTCAAAGGCAATAGTGTTTGACAATGTCCTGTCACCTGTTGATTCTAAAAAACTTAGAGACCTTTTTCTAAACTCTCACATTACTGCACCTGTCTCTATTCAAGGAAGACAGGATGTTCCTGATGATAGAATAGGTTCGGTTAGAGCAACTGCATGGAGTCCATACCTGGCCGACCAGATTTGGTCAAGATTAAAGATGCATCCTCATTTTTCGTTAAAGTGGTTTATGATGGAAGACTTTGTTGCGACTGATTGGTGGCAAGAGGGTCCATTTAGAAAGTGGGAAGCTTTCGGAGTCTCCCCTATGTTAAGGTTTATGAAATACGAAAAAGGAGGCCAACATTATTCTCATTATGATGCAGGTTTCATTTATCCTGACCCTCACTATCGTACTCTTAAGTCGATCGTGATTTATTTAACGACAAATGAAGGTTCAGGTGCGACTCGATTTGTAGAAGACGGACAGGGAAACCTTCCAGTTTGGGAAAGAGATCATCGTGACTGGACTCGTGAGACTCGAGAAGAAGAAATAATCACTCGTTCATACCCAATTGAAGGTTCGGTGCTTTCATTCAACCATAGGTTATGCCATGATGTTGAAATATTCAATGGACCTGGAGATAGGATAATAATTAGAGGAGACATAATATACAAAGCCATATAAGATGAATTGGAAAATTAAACGAGACTATTTTTATTCAGAATTATATGAGGAGTTTGGCCTTGAGTGGATAGAGGACGCAGGTTTTTTCTTTGATTCATACAAAGAAAATTGGAATCTTGAAGACCATACAAAAATACAGTGCACTCCTATTAACTTTATGAGAGAATCATACTCTCAAGCAAAACGACCAATAGTCCTTGTCACAACAGGTTCTTTTTGTCCAATACATGACGGTCATGTTGAAATGATGGAAGTTGCTAAAAAGACTCTTACTAAGTATGGATGGGACGTGATAGGCGGTCTAATATGTCCGGACCATTATGAGTATGTTTCATCAAAAGTTAAGGAAGGTTTTATACCTATTCACCAGAGGCTTGAATTAATAGAAAGAAAAGTTAGGGATAAAGGATGGTTGGCTGCTGACCCATGGGGAGGAGTTTTTGTTCACTGTGATGTTAATTTTACAGACGTCGTTAGACGCACTGAGCTCTATTTGAAACATTACTTAGGACCAAATGTTGAGGTTGCATTTGTGTGTGGAGCAGACTGTGCTAGGTTTATGAAGGCTTTTTATAAAAAAGGAATATGTGTTGTCGTCGGTCGTGGAGAGCATATGTCCTCTGCTAATTATTACTATCGAGAGTTTGGAGACATAACTAGGACTTTTTTAGTCGAGCACAATAATCCTTTGTCTTCAACTGAAGTCAGGAAGAACTTTGACATTTCTTTTAAAATAAATCGAGCAATAGTTCGAACAGACTATTCAGGGGTAGAAACTGCAATCTTAATTCCGCATGTCCTTGACCGGTTTGAAAACGTAAAAATAAATGATGTCAAAGAACAGAGGCTTAGGTTTATGCAGACTCTTAACAGCTCAAACGTCATTAGTCTTGACCCTTTAATTCACTTAGGGCATAGCCTTGAGATTTCCAGATTATATGATTGTTTTGGAATGAAAATGTTAGGTTACACAAACAGACCAGGAAGTCCAGACCTTGAGACTCAAATAAGGCTTATACCTGACGGAAATTACGTTTTGTTTGATGATGACACTGCAACCGGCGGGACCTTAAGGTTTGCTCAAAAACTATTGGAAAATACTGGAAAGAAGATTACAGGTTACTTTACTCTTTCGCGTGCCCTTTCTACTGATGAAATAATAGACATCAGAGATTTTGTTAAGGGTAAGAAATTTTCAGGTTTAGTCGTCAAAGGAGCAGACAATCAAGTTAAAAGGCTACCCTACCTTGACCCATATGTAAACATATATTCAAGAGCATCAATAAAGGATCCGGTAGAATTTTCTAAGAAGGTGACAGAAATCAATGAAAGTTTTGGTTACAATTAAATAATCAATATGAATTCTGTATTAAATTTTGCACAATGGACACGAGTCTTTGAAAACGAAGAAGAAATTCGACAGATACTTCCAAATGAAATCAAAGAAGCGATTGATGGGTTAAACCGTACAGGATTCGGACCGGTCAAAATAAAAAGTTCAGTAAAGTTTTCAATACCTCTTTATTGGTTAATGGTTACTGAAACATCAGACCGAACCTTTGAATGGTTTAAGGAAGCATGTCAGTCGACTGAGTCATACATATATGACCCGATGTATTCCAAGGGAAAGCTTCACTATTTTCTTTTTAAAGAAGATATGCGGGACGCAATGCTAGCATATTATAAGAGGTGTAACGAAGACTATGTAAATCCCCTTAGTCTTGAAGGAAAAATAAAATCGCCTGATATCTATGTTGGACAAGAAGCTCTGCTTAAAACATGGGAAATAGCTAAAACTCGATTTTCAGGTGGTGATGACATTGAGGGACAGTCTCATACTAATCAAATTATGGAAAAGAGGTCGGACATAAAGGTCTTTTTGGACGATGATCGACAGCCATTAGAGTGTGTTAAGTTAATGAAAAATAGGTTAAACGATACATCATTATATGCTGACCCTGATTGGCTTGTGATAAGAACATATGGAGATTTTAAAAGATTTTTAGAGAAATATGGTGTTCCAAGACTAATATCATTTGACCATGATATCGCTCCACCTATTGAAAAAAGAGCAGAAGTTCCAATTGAGGACTGGTTTGACCTAGGTGAAAACAGAGAATGGAATGGGGTAGATTGTTTAAATTTGCTTAAGGATTATTGTTTGGGTAATAACGAGAACCTTCCAGAGTTCCTTATTCACACTCAAAATCCTACCGGATATAGAAACTTGTTAAATGACTTAAATAGGTTTAAAAGGTATCAGAATGAAAATAAGTAAAAGTCATATTTTTATGTACGACCAATGGGATGGTTCGTTTGAGGGTGATGAGGTTAGGATAATATGTAATGTTCTAAATAAAAACGGCATAATTACTTCCCCTATTCCAATTCTTAAAGGGTTTTTTCATGTGTTTGTTCACTCAGTCCAGGCAAACCTTGGAAACTACGTTAAGCCTGAGTCTCATATTCCAGTCATGTTAAGGCTTAAACAAATGGCTGTTTCTAAGAAATCATATTTAGATAGGGGACAGACAGACTCTTATGTTGATTTTTTAGTCGAAGATGACTGTTTGAGTCTAACTGAAGAAATAAAGCACGGAATGACAAATGGTCTTCTTCCAGACTTCGAAGGTTGTTCAATAACTCATACTTTAAAAAAAATCACGGTAAACACAGAAGAGCTTAAAAAAATATTTAAGATTGCTACTGGCGGATGGGAATCAACCGACGACAGATTAGGCTCTGTTTTTAGCGACAAGATCCTCTAATTTTGGTTTCTTTATTTCCAATCTCTTGTCTTCTGCTGGTTTCTTTCTTAGTATCAGTTTAAAGTAAACCAATGATATTAGTGCCCAAAGCAGACCAATGGGACCCCAAATAACAGCAAGCACCAATTCTGCTTCTTTATCTTGATCTGTCCTAGGTAAAAGATAATGGAATATAAGAGCTCCAAGAAGTCCACATATAAGATACGGAATTATAAGAATTGCGCTCATTTACTTATCCATTTTTTAATCTTATACGAAATTTCCTTTCTTGGGTTCTTAAGAACATCGTATTTTTCAGTGACGTTTGCTACTGTGATGTCACGGGGTGAATAATATTCTCCTAATGAATATTCTGAATCCTCCGACACTCTGCCTTTTTTAAGGTGAGATATAACAGGAACCGGTTTTTCTTCTTGGAAAAAAGTAGGTGGGGTGAATGATTGTTCTAAGAACAAGTAAGGAATCCCCTCATCCAACATGACAATGTATTTTTCCATTAGATCTCAATACTTTCGGAGAAAACTATGGAGTCGTCGTTTGCAGCCCTTTTTCCAAGCTCAAAACACTTTTCTCCAAACTTAAGGACTAAATCAACAGCCTCTTGTGATTTAATCATGTTTTGGTCTAGGCTATGAACCTTTTCAGCTGCATCAATTATTTCAGTAGATTCACCAGCTTCTACTTTTTTAGTACGAAACTGTGATAACACGTCCTTATAAGTATCAATTAAGACTGCTATTTCAAGGTTAGGAATTTTAATCTTATCCATTTAAATGTGGACTATTTTTACACCAGTGCGATCTGCCTGACTACAATATCAAATGATACCAATTCTCCCTTATTAATGGTAGGTTGGAATTTAAGTTTGTCAGTTGTGTCCCAAATTTTTCTTGCAGACTTACCACATGGGGTGTCCAACCATTCTATTTCTATACAAAGAATGTTGTCTTTCTCTGGGTAAAATCCCAATATAAGGTGAGATGCCTTGCTAAGAGAACGAATCCCAACTGAATCCTCATCAGTTACTATGTAACCTATAACCTGACGTTTTTCCATCCGTTGAAGTAGGTCATTAAGCTTACAAAAATCATTTGGTCTATTAATTATCATGTCTGTTATCTCGCTCTTATCAAGCTTTATTTTTATGCGGTGCGGGTTTAGCTTAATTTCTGCCTTATATTTTTCAGGAAGAAAGAGATTTTTATTGGAATCCGAAAAGTTTTTAGCCAATCGGTCAGCCTCGTCTATTGACTCGACACCTAACACAATTGAGTCTATTAAAAGGGTCTTTGTCTTAGGAAAGTATGCGATTGTTTTTTCCTTTAAAGTCGAAGCTTCTACGAACCTAATCGCAAAGAAAACATCTTCTTCAAAAACCTGAGTCTTTTCCCATGAAAAATTATCGCTGGTAATGACTTCAATTGATTTAGTGTTTGGTACTCTCATATTATATTTGATGCTTTAAGAATTTCCTCTACTTTAAACCAGTCAACAAATGGACGCCCTTTTACTTTATTATTCTCAACATTTGCGGTCAATGGACAACCAAGTGCTGTATCGTCAATATACACTTGGGCGTATGCTTTGGGACTTTTGGTCCAATTTTGTTGTGTCGGATTTTCATTTATACCATACAGAGGTATTCCATGACTCTTAAACCAATTGACAGCATCCTGAAGCGTCTTGTCAGAGCGCATGGTCCATAGAATTATGTGATGATGTTCGCTTATCTGACTTAAAACATTCACAGCATTAGGGACATCCTTTCCAACCTTTGGAAACTCATGTTCAACACATGTTCCATCAAAATCAATTCCAAAAATCATTATAGTTTATTACTGTTTTTTAGCTCCCTATACTTTTCATGTTGCACAAATTCATCGTTTACTTTATACCCCCATTCCCTTTTAGGTTTAGAAGATATGAATAAAGAATAGACAACTGGTGTTAGAAGTTTCTGAATTTTATGGAATTTTGTACCGTCTCTTTTTGCATACGAACCAGGAGACATAGTGTTAATTCCATTTTCTGTCTCCTCCAAATAAGTTCCCTTAAGTATTAGTGAAAAGTAATCCCATGGATGGTTATGTAGATGTTTGTCTTGATCTGCTGCATATATTCCATGCAACCAAATGGAAAACCATGGTGTTTTTAAGATTTCCCACCTTTTAAAGTGTAGCTCTCCCTTCTTCGATCGTATTTCCTTTATTAGCTTCATCCTGTTCTTCTTTTTCTATGATGTTAGCAACCTTTTTACCAAGTTCAGTCCACCAAACGATAAGTTCACCATCTTCTCTTTCAAACCCTTCCATTAATCCTTTTTCAATGAAGGTATAAATGTTTGAGTCAGCTTCTGCTCTTTTAGCAATCTCATCAATTTGGTCTTCTTCTAAATCAGGATCCTCATTTTCTTCGTATGCTTTAAGACATGCATCTTCTAAATTTTTTCTTAGGACACACTCAACGAAACACTCTTTTAAGACTGGATCTTCCATCCACTCCTTAACGGTTTCATCTACATACTCTTTAACTTCAGCCGGAAGAAACGGTCGGTCTTCCCAAAATAAGAGGGCTGGTGATCTTTTTTCGCTCATTTTAGACTATATTTTATTATACCAAACACCCAATGATAAGTTTTAGGTATCTTTACAAGACAAACTATTAGATATGAATGAAAAGTTAAGTGTGCCGATGGCGATTGGGTTTATTGTCCTTCACGCTCTTATAGTCTTTAAATTTGCTACCACCAAAAGGGAACTGTGGACGAAAGTAGACACTGCCCAACTTGTTTCAGCATTAGCGGTTGACATAATCGCCCTCACCATTAAGAGTTAAAGCCTTCTAATAGGCCCGAAACTGCGTCTTCTCCACCCATTACTTCAGTATTGTCTATTTCATCACCTAAATGGTGTTGAGCAAGGGATTTTAGGGACATTGGTGAAAGACTCTTGGACAGAATATTTACCGTCCAGTTATCATTATCTCTGGCAAACACCTTAATGTTTGTAGAATCGTTGTTTGCCACATAATTTCCTGAAATGTCCTCTGAGATCTTAGGAAATTCTTTAATCTTTTCGTTTAACCATTTCTTAAACTCATCAGCAGTCCTATTGTTTGCGAAGACAAATGTTTTTGTGATGTTTGTTAGGTTTTGAGTGTACGAATCCTCTCCTGTCTTTTTAACCATTAAGCCCATTTGATTAAGCATCCTTACGTATGAATCATAAGTCGTGGTTGAACTATCGCCTGCAAAAATATCAGATGGGAAGATTATGTTTTTGTTGATCCAATCACAGGTTGTTGCAGGTCTACCTAAGATTATTGAAGCCCAAAGTGTTATTGGTTTTCTGCCCGACCTATATTCCTTTATACCAGGCGAAACAGGATCTCCGTTTTCTTTATAGACCTGTGCATTTAATGGAAGGATTTTATGTGCTTTATAAACAGATGCATCAAATGTCATGATTTTTTTAGCAAGGTCATCGTTTTTAGTCATCTGATTTCCTTCAACAAGTAATCTATTGATTTTCCTACCACCATTGCTTCCTGAACCAGGTTTCATTGCAGTTTCTATTAGAATGCCTAAAATTTGATTTGCATTACCTGGAACAGATGCATCTCCTACCCAAATGATCTCCCCAATCCACTTATACCCAGATTTTCTATCTACTGCTTGGAGTTTTATTATTGCTTCTAGCACATCAAACTTTCTTTTAGAAGGTCGATTGCTATCTGTTATAAAATAACATTCTCCTCCTCTAATTGAAACAAGAGCAGTGTCTCCGTTTTTCCAGGAGACTTGTGATTGAAAATTTTCAAATAGTTGTACCATTATCTTTTAATTTTTATTATCTATTAGAATGCAGTATGCATGTAAATGTCTCCTGAATAATCATCGGCAAATGTCTTGACATCAAATCCTAATGATTCTGCCAACTTAAAGACGTCGGTTACAGTCATCACAGTCTTTTCAATCTTTGGATCTGACGCAAATACTAATCTTGCTCCAGCTGTTCTAAATTTTATTTCAATTTCCCTATGGATTGTTCTAACGTCGCTTTCAGATCTTAAATTAAATGTGATCTCATACTTTCTTTGTCCAGCAACAGTCAATGACACTACACGTTCCTTAGGTTCTGACATTTCTACAACTCCAGTTTCCCTTAAAATGTTTTCTGCTATTCCCCTAGCATCAATATTTTCTTTAGGCCCAAAATTTATTTTAAAGATAATTTGATAAGTAGAGACTTTATTGTCGTCATCGATTGTTATGCCGCTTTCCCTTTGAATTTCGTTTTTAAGAACCTTGAACCAAGGTTCGTTACGAACTTTTAAATTTTCGTAAAGGTCTGAGAATAAAAAAACGTCTGATATTGGAACGTCACTTTTCACGGCAAGTTGTCCAACTTCAATAGTCTTCTTAGGGTCTATTTTGATACCTAATAGGACGCTTGTATTTTCAATGGTTTTGTTAGTAAGAGTTTTGGTTCCCTTTAAAACGGTAAAATGTCCCATTTTTCCTGTCACACGGTCAGCCGTTTTTCCTATTTTATTAGCAAGTTCGTCGTATTGATGCAAAACACTGGAGTCCGAGATCCAAAGCATATTCGAATCACCTCCGATTCTTTGGACTTTTATTTCACCATCATTTTCATCGTGACCTATTCCAAAACCAATCTCATCATTCTTAGTAAAAAACATGTATTGGAAGTCCGGTGATTCAAATGATTCATTAATAAATTCATTAAACGTTTGACATCTTAGCTTCATATTTTTTATTTATTTTGAATGGAACTAGCTACAATTGAACTTTGGAAAGTTATCCCAAAAGAAAGAGATGAGGACCAGGTTTCTCTAAAATCTTTTGAGATGATAATAGACAGATGGATGAGTCGGGCACTTCCTAACCCGTCTGCTGAAGAATTTGAATGGACTACATACCATGTTTTAAATACACTATATGAGGTCAGAAAGATGATGGAGGAGACTGAATCTTACCGTCACTGTGAAATTCTTTTTGTTAAAGAATCAAAATTATTTGATGAAATCAATGAACCAACCGAACAATTTTAAAGGATCTAAAGAATCTGAAATTCTTAAAAACCTTCAATCAGCAAAGGATGAGGTTCCGATATCTCATGCTAGACAACAAGTAAGAAAATTCACAAGGGCCTTTGTTTTACTTTTAGGCGAGGTTTTATTACTTTTTCTTCTTTGGAACTGGCAGATCTCTCCTCTGCTTAAAACCAAGATAACTTTTTTACAGGCTGCATCAATTATCATCTTAATTAAAGTCCTATTTCCAATAGGATCGATGACAGCTACTATATTAGAATCAGTTAAGCCAGCAAAGACCGAACCTATAAATAACAAAAAATAGGTCAGTCGTCATGCGTAAAAGAATATTGGAATTTGAAGAATGGAAAGGTTCAGAAGCTCCGAATAATTCACAATCAGGTCATATTCCAGTAAACCCTGAACCTCTGGTCACCAGAAAAAGAGTATGGACCAAAGCTCAATTGCCAGACCTATCTGCTGAAATTGCAGGAGACATTGAGGCATCCAACATAGGAAATGTTAAACATGTCTACCATATGAATCCTATTGGAATCACAACAGTAGACATAGAAAACATGGAAAAGGCAATTGAATCCTATTTAGGAGATTCAGCTGTCGATGTTTCAGTAAATTGGGACGAGGGCGAAAATTTGGTAGTATCTGCTAATAAGATTCGTGATCTTAACGACTACGACGAAGAGTTCGATTCATAAAACTTTATAGAAAATGTTTAAGAAAGCCTTAATCCTCTTAAAATGGATGATATTTCCATTTTTATTGGCAGCTCAGACCAATTTCTCAACACAATTAATTCAATGGAGGACTGAAAACGATAAGCCCCTTAAATGGGCAAGTTCGTTGGAATGGCAGGCTAAAGAAGACCTTGATAAGATTCTTGAGATTAACACAGAAGACGACCAGAAAATAGACGAAATAGTTTTTGCAAACGCAAAGTTCTTCAATGAAATACGATACATTTATTTTGTGTCACATGAAGAAAACGACAGTAAAGCAAACAAATGGGTTATAAATTCAATAGCTTCGACTGAAGCTGGTCGAAATCTTTTATTAAGCGGACAGTGGATTAGTTCAGCAGAGACTGTTAAAACTGTTAATAATACCACAATAAAGTACACTTTAGTCCTCCTGGTTGACCCCTAATGGTATATTGTCTAAAAGACTAATATGCCAAAATTCATAACAAACATTTTAAGAAGTCTAACAAAGTCTTTGTTTGAGACTGAAATTACAGAAGCATCAAAGGTAAAGGGACTTGAGACTCGTGTTTCAGACCTTGAAAAGCTAAATGAAGAATGCACTCAAATAATAAACGAGCAGCAAAGGTCCCTTGTTTTTAAGGGAACTAAGATTGAAGAGCTTGCCAGACAGGCCGCAACTGACCATTCTAAGATTGCAGGACTTACTGAAAGACTAGAACACCAGCGCCAGCAATTTGAAGAAGAGACAAATGGTTTAAAGGAAACTTTCTTCCTTCGAGAACAGTTTTTGATTGAATCGAACTGGATGATTGCTGATGAAAAGGAAAGGTTTCAAAAATTAGCAACAACAAACGGTGCAGAATACATTCATCTTAAAAATGATTCTGAACTATCGATTAAAAAGTTGGAAACTAATCTAAGAACTACCATAATCCAACTTGCACATCATAACTCAAAACATAGGATAGTTTCTTCAGACCTGCTTTTAAACAGGTTTAAAGGAATTTATCCGGATTGGTTCACTAAAGAAGAAAACGTAACGCAAGATGAAAAGACTCAGTAAATTTGCCGAATGGGCAATTCAGCAACACAGAAACACTAATCACTACTACGATAAGCATTTACCATATGAGTTTCACCTTAACCTGGTTGCTCAACAGGCCAATGAGTATAAGGACTTATGCGACATTGATTTGGATATGGCATACGATGGAGCATACGGTCATGATTTGATTGAAGACGCTCGTATTAACTATAACCAAATCGTACAGTTTACCGGTTCAGTTGTATTGGCTGAGTTAATATTCGCAGTAACAAACATGCGAGGTAGAAATGCTTCGGAAAGAGCAAATGCAGAATATTATGACGGTATTCGTAAGACACCAGGTGCTTTATTTTTAAAGCTTTGTGACCGTCTTGCAAACTTAAAATACGGAGTCCTTACTAAGTCAAGCATGGTCAAAAAATACGCTAAAGAATATCCTAAGTTTAAAGAAGAACTTTACGACCAAAGGTTTGATCGTATGTTTAAGGACATGAAAAAGATTTTTGAAGAAAACGCACAGTAAAAATGAAGGGTCTGAGGTTATTGTTTCTTTTTATGATTATGTCGGTGTTTGCATTCTCTCAGGATTATGTGGACATTGCCAAGACTAATCTTGAAAAATATAAGGGATTGGTTAAAAACAGAACATATGTAATCGTTATTGATTATTCTAAGGCAATAACTTCAGATCGTCTTTACATCATAAACGTTAAGACCAATAAGATTGTTTTTGTTTCGACGGTCGCCCATGCATATAACAGCGGTTTATTTTATGCAACCAAATTCAGTAACACCCCAGGTTCTAATATGTCATGTATAGGTGCATTTGTTACTGAAGGTGAATACAACGGTAGCTTTGGTAGGTCGATGGTTATAAAGGGCCTGGAAAAGCAAAATTCTAATGCAAAATCTCGTAGCATCATCTTTCATTCAGACACTAAAATGAAAACCAAATGGAGTAAGGGCTGCTTTGCCACTCCAGAAAAAGCAAACTCCACAATCATTAATCTCACCAAAGGTGGATGTTTGGTCTATGTCTTTAATTAAGCTTGATTAGGTTGAGGAACCTGTTGAACTCCTTGTTGAGGTTGAGCCTGTGCAAGATTCGGTCCACCTGACTGCCACACTTTAGACCAAAGGTTTTTGGTCGCTTCAGGTTGGTTGTATTGAACAGTTAACCCAATTTTCTTATTTCCAGTCTTTGCTTGCCATGCGATGTAGTGATGAGCAAAATCATCCATATATCCTGTTAAATCGATGCATCCATGTGAACCTGGTATGCCTCCTCCGTGGATATACATATTATTTCGTCCAAATGTTTCTGTTCCCTTTAATGGATAGAGAAAACCTCTATAATTACCCCAAGCAATCTGTTCTTCTGCTCCACCTGATTTCCAATCGGTGTTTATTTTTTGGCCGCTTATTGCTTTATATGCATTTGAAAGTATGTCAAGTTTAGAATACGAAGTCTGTCCATCTCTTGATTGTAGATCCCTAATTTCATATTCTCCTTCAGGAGTAGGACCTTGGTCCTTTATCTTTTGCCATTCCTTCGGGTCCTTTAGATACCTATCAAACTTTCCACTGTTCCATGGAGTTATACCAGAAACTGCTTGCCACATCTTCTTTTCAACACCATCGACCATCCAGTATAAATACGTTCCGTCGAACTTTAGGTGTGCATTTTTAGAATCAGTAACCTTAGGATCGATTTTTTTAGGATCACCAATGATGTTATCAATTATTGCTTGGACCTTGTCTTTAATTCCATCGAAGAAGTTATCAATTTTCTGACCTATTCGGTTTATAGATTCCTTAAACTCATCCTTTAGATTAGAAAGTCTTTGGGCAAACGTTGGATTTTCCTTCGATACTGTCTCAATCTTTTGTTGGACCTTAGGCTCAGCCGCCTTAGACTTGTCTAAAAGCACTGTGACAGTCTTTTTTCCAACTATTCCGTCGGTGACCAATCCGTTTTTTTGTTGAAACGAAACAACCGATGCTCTTGTTCTAGGCCCAAACTTACCGTCATTCATTGGGACTATCTGTCCTTTTGCGTTTTTGTAGCTTGTTGCCATGTAACCTAAACCTATTAATAAGCTCTGAAGTTCTTTGACTTCAGCTCCTTCTGATAAAGGTTGGGCTTCATTTACCTTGCTAAAGTCTTCAGGTGTACAAAGGACGATTTTAGCCTTTTTAATTACCTCAATTGCTTCAGTCACTTCTGGTGACTTCTTTAGCGTTTTTTGATAGTCTTCGAATCGGTGAATTGTTCTGGTCATAATTTTATTTATTTTAAAGTTCTCTTGAAACCAGCGATAACATCTACTGTATAAAATTTATATGACAGACCTAGAAAAATACGAGTTAATAAACTCGACTAAAAGCGTTGAACAGTTAATGGAGGCCGTTTCGAAAATCGGCCCTATTCAGGGCTCCAAAGAAGAATTTTCAGTGGAAAATATTCATGGTTCAATTCGTTTGATAATGTTACGCCCATACTATCCGTATTACAATCAACTCACAAGGAAGTTTGGACTTCGTCAACAGATGATCTATCTGATGACCTATAAAAAATACGATAGGTTGGGCCTCGAATCAGGTGCTTCCTTCGAAACAAAAAATAACTAAAACTTTTAATGATTAAAGCAGAAATTGTAGCTGATTCTATTAGCACGTTTAATAGAAGGATCACTACTATGGTCTTAACTTTTCCCAGGTATATCCTAGCGGAATTTAACACGCACCGAGCATTATCAAAAAATTCGGCATCGTCTAGGGCAATTCCATTCAATAAACCCAAACGACCGATTGATATGATGAGAATGGTCCAAAATAATCCATTTGTTCCATTGGCCTGGATGATAGACCATGAAGGAATGCAAGGAACAGAATACTTTACAGCTGAACAAGTAAATGGCCTATTATTGGTAGAAGATTGGCTCAAAGCTAGAACCTTGTTTTTAGAGACAGCAAAGAGCTTTCACGACAGAAAGTTAACCAAGCAAATAGTAAACAGGTTAATTGAACCGTTCTTATGGCATACTGTTATAGTGACTGGAACCGAATGGGAAAACTTCTTTGCATTAAGAAATCACCAAGCGGCAGACATTCATATTCAGGAACTGGCAAAAAAGATGTTAGCTGCATATAATGATTCTACTCCTAAAAACCTTAAACCTGGGGAATGGCATATACCGTTTGGAGACAGGATAGATGAAGATAGACTCGTCAGAGAACTTGAACTTGACTATCAGCCATATGAAGATGGAACGACAGACGTTGACCACGCTAAAATTCAGATAGCGACAGCAAGGTGTGCTAGGGTATCCTATGTGAACTTTGAAGGTAAGGATGATTATTTAGCAGACGTTAAATTATATAGGGATCTCTTAATCGGAGGTCACATGAGTCCATTTGAACACTGTGCTAAAGCTATGACTAGAGACGAATGGTTAAGATGGACAATTTCATATCCATACTCAGAAGACAAGTTTGATTTATTGAAAGAAGAAATAGGGGACCAAATTTTAATTCACGAAACAAGCAAACCTGATTCTAAACCTATTAAGATAATTGAACCAGGATGGTGTGGAAACTTTAGAGGTTTTGTTCAACTAAGAAAGACCTTTAATAATGAAAATAGAAAAGATCCTCGTGTGGTTCAAAAGAAGTATAATTGGAATACAAATGAAACGGTCGATCCAAAGTCTAATTAAAAGACTAAAACTAAAATGGAACGAAGAACATAAATTTTCATATGCTCCGTTCCATCCTATGATTTATGTATTAAAAACGAAGAGGGACATTTAGCCCCTCTTTTTATTTCTTCTTTGGTTTGTCTTCTTTCTTGGATTTCTTTGAACCTGCCCAATCATGGTATTTTTTAACTTCAATACCTGCTTTTTTTCCTTCAAACAATCCTCCAGTTTCTCCACCAAAGTCATCTTCTTCGTCTCCAAGGTCTATGTGAGCGTTTAGCTTTTTATTGAGCTTCTTTTCAAGTTCCATGATTTCACGATTAAGTTCAATCATTTCCTTGGATAGGGCTTCTCTTTCGGAACTTCCTTTCTTAAGTGATAAGTATTGTTGTTTCTTTTGGGCTGCTTCTTCTTTTTTAGCATCAAGTTGAGCCTTAAGGTCTCCTTCGTCTTCGAATCCGCTTGCTGTTACTGTTTGTGGTTCTGTATCTGGTGAAAGACCAAATTCTTCACCTCCCTCTTCTTCAGATTCTTTATTGATAAATTCTACCATTGCATCAAGACATTCATCAAGAGAACCAAAGGTAGTTTCATATTCTTCATGTTGAGTAACTCCGCTTTCATCTTCAACTAAATATGTAAATCCATATTCTTCAGCTTGAGGTTCAGCTGAACCGAATTCTTCAGAACCGTCTCCGTCTTGTAAATCAAGCTCAGAATTTCCTGAAGGTTTAAATATAATGAACTCAGCAACCTCTGGGTCTTGACTAGTTTCATATTGAGATTTTTGTTCGTCATCTGCAAACACTGCAAATAAGTCGTCGCTTTCATCTTCTTCTAATGATACGACTTGGAAAGTCTGTTTAGTTCCCTCATTAAGACGAGTTTCAATGTAGCTAGTTGATTCTTCAGATGATACAGGTACTTCAGGTAACGTCAGGTCTTCCGATTCGGTAAGCAACCAGTAGCGATAGTTTTTAATATAGCTCATGTAGCGATTAAGTGATTTTGATTTATTTATACACCATGATAAATAGAAATTATATGGTATTAAGTTTTAGAGAATGGCGTATTAATGAAAATCAGGTCAAATATATTAAGCCTCTCACTATGTTATCTAAACTGAGAAAGTATCCAGGTGATCAATATCACACGGACCTACTTCCGAGGCTTCAGAGACTAAACAATAAGTGGGGACAGATTAATATAGATGACTGGTATCTAAGGGCCCAGCAAGAGGATGGGGAATTCTATGCACTTGTTCAAGGAGATTTAATTGGACAACCTGATGTAAGAGAATTGTGGAGAGACTTGACCGGAAGATCTAGTACAAAAATGACTCCTGGAATACACCAGGAAAATGTATAATATGAAGGATTTTTTCATGAAGATGCTTAGAGACTCCAGGGGAGGTGCATCACACAAAAGACTAATAACAGTTGTTGCAGCTGGTCTTTTATTCATTGCTTTTGCAATCAGTATCTTTAAAAAGACCATGTTGGAACCATATATGTGGGAAACTATTGCATGGATAGCGTTAGGTGGTATGGGTATCTCAACTACTGAGTATTTCAGTAAGGCAAGTTCAAAGCCAGCATATACTGAAAAGGCAGCAGACCCTCTTCCGACTAAATTTGTTCCAGATTCAGAGACTCCGACTAAGTAAGATCAGTTATTTTACAGTTTGTGGAAAGAAGAATAAAATCATCGTATTGAGAGGACGAAAGTTCAATCATTAAAAGACTATAGACGTCATCTCGAGTGATTGCTTCTGATAGAACCGTCACCTCGTTTTCTTGGATAAATGTTTTTACTCTTTCGTGTTCCGATTTAGTTGGAGTTAAAATATGTAGTATGTGATTATTCATAAAAAAGGGAGACCTAATGGTCTCCCTTTTACTTTACCAAAAATCAAAGCTATGTTGTTTGCTTAGTTGATTTTTATTCCGCCTCGTTTTTGGTTTGAATCAGGTATTGATACGAATAAGAATCCGTTTTCATACCTTGCATTAACCTCATCTTCGGCAATTTCTTCGCCAACCTGGATTTGCAGGTTCAGCTGTTTAGAGCTTATTGAGCCCTCTTCATTTACTTCGCTTGTTCCGGTTACAACCAGGTTTCCGTTTTTCAGTTCAACTTTAAGGTCTTCTTTTTGAAAACCGGCAACGTTAACCTTAAAGGTTGTCTTACCGTCAGCTTTCAAAACATCGACCGGATTAAAGTCAAATCCACCGAATCTGAAAGGTAGACCTGAATTTTCACGCTCTAACATAGCGATTAATGTTCCGATGTTTTTCATAAAATATTTTGTTTAGTTAGGTTAACTTACCTATAAAATATGCACCTAGGACTCATGGTTTTTCCATTTCATCTAAAACTTCTAATAACTGAGTGCCGGTTATTATATCTGATATAGTAAGAGTTTCTGTTTCTTCTGTTTCTTCTGCTTCATTTTCAGACTCTTCAGGTGCATCTACTATTGGGGCAGTAAGATGAATTATTGCCAAAATTAAGTCATTAAGGGTCCACCTTCTGTAGCCTGACAGTGCAGTAAAATACCTTCCTCGATTATCTTTGTCTCCAAACTCTATATATGAATCTAAATAGACCGGTTTATCTAATAAATGATAGATTTCAGTCACGGTGAAGTCAATATATTTTACTTCAACAAAGGATGCCATTTGAATTTTACTTAGACCTACACAACCCGGCCAAACGTCTATTTCCATCATATGCTCAGTCTTTCGTCTAATGGTCTCAGTTTCCCATATAAAACTGACATCATTTATTTCCTGTGCAATTTGGTCGTCTCCTCCCTGAACAGGTTCAAATATGTCTTTAAAGTCATCATGTTTTAGGTAACCCATATAGATGAAAATAAACTGTTCCCTGTATTTTTCTAGGGCAGTCAATATGTCCCTAAATTTTAGGTTTTGGTCAAATTCAATGTTATAACCGAGATAATATGATATTGGCAGCTCGAATTTTTCAATAGGCTGCCATGTTGTTCCACTTTCGTCAGTAATCTCGACGAACATTCCTTCCTTCTTAAACGACAGATACATATGACTTATTTATTGGTTTATTATTGAGGATACTTTTCATAAAATTGTTGTAACCTCTGTTGAAATTTTTGGTGGTATTCTTTAAGATCTGACGGTCCCATAATGAATTCCTGTGGTTCAAATGTCTGTTCGTTTGATATCCAAATTCGTGCTTGATTTACCCTAATACCTGTTCTATCAAACACAGCGACAGCATATGCTGCTACTTGATGTTTATAATCATCAATAAACTTTTCAATCTTAGGTTTTTTAGCAGTCTTAAAGTCTATGACGGATATTCCAAGATCATCTATTAACTCCGAAACATTATCAACAGTTCCGGCATATCCTCCACCTCTAGTAGACCATAGGAATCTTTCCTGCATGAGGACTTTTTTGATGCTGTTGAAAAAGCCAGACCTAATGTAATTGAAGAACATCATTCCTCCAACTATCTTAGCTCGATTATCAAACTTTTCAATTTCATCATCAAGCTTTGAAAGGGAAAGAGTCTCATTTAACCTGTCCTGCTTGCTCATATCTTCCGGTAGATTTAAGTAAAGCTCACATAATCTGTGCATGACAGTTCCACGTTCGACTGCGTTTTGACTAATTTCCTTAGCATTATCAGTTCCTATTCTTTTCTCCCATCTTTCCAACCAAGCCTTATCCGCGGTTTCACCTAGGATACTCGTTACGCTTGGATAGACTCCGACTATTTCATTGTCTACTTTAACTTCATAATATCTGAGTCCATTCTTTATGACTCTTTGAATTTGCTCTGCCATATAAATAAATTTATACTTAAAGATGAAACCAAGATTTTTCTTAACTGAAAAGCAAATCATTAAATCGTTTTACGGTTACTTAAATGAAGACTCAGCAAATGCCCAACGTAAGCCCGAGATTCAGACAGACACCGTGGACGCATTCTTTAGGTCACTTACTGATTTTGCATCTTCTGGGAAAGAGCTTAAGAGAGTGTCCCAAAACATTCCATACTCAAAGGAAGTTGAGTTAATTCAAGCCGGATTAAATTATTTAGGATACCCTTTGCCTAAATTTGGAGTAGATGGTCTTTTTGGTCCTGAGACCGAAGCTGCCGTTAAGTCCTTTCAAGATGCTCATAAGATGGAACCGACTGGTATAATGAATGGTGAAATGGTTAAGACTCTCATTGATGATTTACATGGAGACAATTTTGACCAAAATAAGCTTAAAGAATACTTAGGAGATCAGGTTAATTATATGAAGGGAGACGCTCTTTTAAAAGACCCTGCATTTTTAACAAGACTGAGTGAGATTAGTTCTTCAATTGGTGTCAAACCAGAAGACCTTGCACGAGTAATGAAGGCTGAGTCTGGTCTTAATCCTAAGGCGACAAATCCTTACAGTGGAGCATGTGGACTTATCGGTTTCATGCCTTCTATCGCAACCACATTAGGAACGTCAGCTTTTGAACTTAAGAAAATGAATGCAATTCAACAGCTTGATTTTGTTGAAAAGTATTATAAACCATATGCTGGAAGACTTCATGGATTAGAAGACATTTATTCTGTAACTTTTTATCCCCCGCTATTAGGAAAGGACATGAATTATGTAATAGGTTCAGAAAAGGGCGAAAATTATGCAAGATTAGTCGCCACTCAAAATCCAGGAATTGCAAAAGGAAAGGAATTTGCGACCAAACAAGATTTCTTTGATTATTTAGGAAAAGTTAGGGCGCTTGCTTTACCTATCTCCCAGCTTCCCGGCCCAAGGCTTAGTTAACGAACCGTCTGGGTTTAGTCCAATGAACCCTGGGTTCTTATGATATTGTGCGATTGGGTCAATTGGTGTTATGTCTCTCCATTCAGACTTTTGGGTTCCAAATTCAAACATGTCTCCGTTTTTAAACTCTCGATTAGGACCTCGCATCTTCTGTTCCATCTGCTCAACCCATCTAGCTTCAGCGTTTTCTTTCTTTTTTCGGGCTTGATCTAATAATCTATTTAGATTTGCCTGATGGTGTTGTACCTCATCTACCTTAAAAAATTCATAGGTCATTGTGTTAGGACTTATCCTAAGATAACCTAACGGACCTCTAGTCCTTGAAATAATCTGCCACGGTGAACTCCCACCTTGTGTAAAGTTCTGTATAAAAAGAGGTAGGGTTGACGGGTCTTCTTCGAACTCTTTAATAAGATAGTCGAAAATATTAGACAGAAGTACTATTGGATCCATATATTCCAATTCTTTTTAGGAACTCAAAAACGACCTTCACATTTGTTTTAATCGGTTCTTCAGTCAAGGGTTTGTATCGAGTTCCAGATTTTGAGACCCATGGATTTATGCCATGTCGTTTGCAATATTCCATATCAATATCTGTTTTAAACGTTACTCCCTTAAGAGACCTTCTCATACCTTTTATCTATTTTGAATGGAATCCCAATGGATCCTTGAACACGAGGGACCATGTGTGTGGTCCTTCCGTCTGAAGTCTTTATTCTAATAACATCATTTAGTTCTGGATCCTTTGTTTGTCCATAAACTTGAAGCATTTTAGCGAAAGTTCCCCGATTTCCATCGAGGTCGACGTAATCACGGATAGTGTTTCCACCGTACTTAAGACTCAGCTTGGCCACTTTTTGGGCCTGCATAATCGTTTCTGCAATTTTTTCGGCAGATAGATCTTTTAATTGAGACTCAGGGTGAACCTTTGCGTAATATAAAGCCTCACACTTTATATAATTGCCGATACCTGCAACGAAATGTTGGTCCATAAGAGTTTTACAGATACTTTGATTAGGTTTTTAGTCTTAATTTCGTTTGAAATTGATAGGGCCTCATCTTCGGTTATTTCAAACAGGTCCGGACCAAACTGTCTTAATTTTTTATTGAAGTCTTCGGCCGTCATAAAGTGAATGTAACCGAACTTTCGTGGGTCGTTATAGACCAGAAAATCTTCATTTCCATCTCCGTCTGATAGACAAAATGCAAACCTGTCGTGTTTCTTAACCTTTCGTGAATTAAGGACTGGGTCGTTGTTTGAGTTTACAAGTCTAAACGACCCAGTCATACCGAGACTACAGACTATGAAATAGTCTTCAAAATCAAACCAAATCATCTTACCTCTCCTTGAAACTTCCATAAGCTTTAATTGCTTGATGTCTTTCCAGAAGTCGGTTCCCTTTACTCTTTTAATAAATGAGGAATCACCTAAATACTCTACTGATATTAAATTCCTGTGTATAAGGACGTCATGTAACTGTCCGACTATTCTTTCTACTTCTGCCGCTTCTGGCATCTTTGCGTGTTTGTGGTTATTAAAACTTCTTCCACGGGTTTTCTATTGTCACCCTTAGCATTAATATACCTAGGGGCTAACACCGTTTCCACATTAAATATTGTGTCAGAATAAAGGTTTTGAATAAACTCACAGTTTGAATTAGAAAGTATCACATGGACACCATGAGATGCTAGAGACTTAGCAAAATCTCGAAGGGTTGTCTGTTGTTCAATCTCAAACCTATTTCCATTATAAGTTTTGTATGATCTTTCGGTTATTGGAAAATATGGAGGGTCAAAATAAACTAAGTCTCCTTCAATTGGCTCAATTTCATCAAAGCTTCCTGTAAATATTCTGGCAGACTGTAATGCCTGGCTTGAAGCAGATATTCCTTCAGGTGTACATAAAGTCGGATTTTTAGCTTTACCGAATGGGACATTATTTTTTCCTGTCTTAGAGCTTATTCGCCACATTCCATTAAATCCAGTCTTGTTTAAATATATGAACCATGCTGCTCTTGAAATAGCATCAACAGGTTCATTTGCTCTCTGAGCATAATAGAACTCTTCAGAGTGATTCTCCTTATACCATTTTAGTTTATTAATCAATTCGTCTGGATGATTCCTAACAACCTCGTATGCGTTTATAAGAGTTCCGTTGATGTCAGATATGATTGCATTTTTTTCTTCTGTGCAGAAGCGTCCCTGGTTCCACAGTTCATAGAAAAGAGCTCCACCTCCAATAAATGGTTCCCAATATCTGTTAAATTTTTCGGGAACCCTTTTTAAGATTTCAGGTAAAAGAGATCGCTTGCCGCCGATCCATTTAATAAATGGTTTTGCTTGCATAGATAATATTTTATTAAAAAATCGCTAGAAGTTTATGTATTATTTAGTAAACGTTAAGTTTGAAGTCCCAACTGAAAAAGAGGGCAAAACAAAAACAATCAAGGAACTTTATGTCGTTTCAGCAGACTCAGTGTCAGCTGCCGAGAAAAAAGCTCTTGATGCAACAGGTGAAGGAACAAGCGAAAGGGTAGTAGAGTCCGTAAGGGAATCTAAGATTCTTGGAGTCCTAAGGTAAAACCTGTTTAAAAGAAATGGCGACAGCTGCATCTACTGTCTTACAACGTTTGAGGTTCTTAGAAAGAACCTCAACCATTTCTTTTTCATGACCCTTTAAAATTTTAAAGCAATCTGTTCTGTCAGTATGTACTATACTACTGATAAACTCTATGGCTTTAGCATCACCGACTAGGATGTCATATTTGATGTATCTTTCCCTAAAGCCTTTATATCCAAGTTCTAGAATTTCGTCTAAAAGACTATTGATGTCTCGTAAGTAAAGCTTGTGTAAACCCATTATTTAAGAAGTTTTTTAAGAGCCACAGGTACACACTACTGTCTTATTTTTCTTACCTCGCAATAAGAAAAATAAACCAAAGAAGAGTGCCGAAAGGCAATAGAAAATACCGTCCGTAATCCAATATGACCCTGTCAACTTCATGATGTAAGCAAAAAGGGCATCGAATCCAAATGGGTTGAAGAAAGTTGCAAGCACTAAGAAGCCTGAAGCTATTGTTTTTCGGTTCAACATTACACGTGGAAGGATCTGAGTCCATAAAAAGGTTATATTTCAGCTGAGGGAGACGCTAAGTCATCTCAAAAGGAACAGTAAAGTCTGTTCTATTTTATCTATTACCATTTGGGCGGTTTTAGGGGACAATGGAACATCTTAAGACGAGTCTTTACCTCTAAAAAACAACCACATTCCATACACCTTGAAAGTATAGGATCATAATAATCACAACCTTGACATATCTCCATCCTGGCATCTTTTTCTTCGTCTGTTGTAAATATGTTTTCTGTTATTCGGGTAAGGGCGTTCTTTTTCTTCGGTTGACTGCTACCTTCACACCCACAGTCCTCTTCGTTTTCTGTCATACAACACAGTCTTTTTATTATTTAAAGTCCTCACGGTACTTTAAGACGGCCAGGTCCTTTGACTTCGCTTCACATTCAATGTCAAGGACAAGATCATACTGATTGACCCTCTGATATAGGTAATCAGCATGAGCCCTTTCCATTATTTTATCGTTTTCAAACTTACGTTTAGAATCAGAATAATGAACAAGCGGAGTTAGACCTTTCCATGTGCTTGCACTAAGTCGAAGAGCATCCTCTTCACTAAGTCCATCGGGGTGTATAGAATGATGAAGATAATCAAAGGTTATTGGAATTCCAATTTTAAGAAAGACATGGTCAAATAAATCCTTTACAGAATACTGAGAAGTCTTATCGTCGTTTTCAACGACCAATCTATTTTTAGCATCCTGTGAAAGTTTATTAAAGTTTTGACAGAATTTTTCTAAGCACTGGTACTTGTCATCATATGTTGCCCCCACGTGAATGTTTATTGGAAACCGGTTGGTTGAAGGAAGCCCCATTAGTGTAAATATTCTGGCATGTTGATTGAGATCGATTATTGAAGAGGTTACGACCTCGTCACGTTTAGAACAAAGGACGTTAAAGTGTCCAGGATGAAAGGAAACCCTCAAGTTATTGTCAAGGACAAATCGACCGATTTCCAACAATTTTTCCTGAATTTGATTAAAGTTTGGAAGGTCCTCAAATTCATATTCAGACATCCATGGAAATAAGTTACTAGAAAACCTATAGACTAAAATCTGATTTTCTAAGTTCCATCTAAGAACAGTTAAGAGATCCTGAATGTTTTCGTATGCAAGTTGACCAACGTATTTGAGACCCCTTTTGTTAAAGGTTCGTCTAATCATCTTACGGTTTGTGGAAACTCCCTGTTTTTCAAGGGTCAGACTTATACAGCAGTAACCGATGTTTTTCATTTAGTTAATCTACCTAAACGTCACTCCATAAACTTCATAAATTGCATCTAGACCCTTGTTTGATATTTCTCTGGTTCCTATACCTGCAAAGTCATTAGAAAGAATTGGAGCGTCACAGTTTAAAAATAAGCCGTTTTCAAACCCTTTCCATCTCTCACTTTTCTGGTCAAATAACCATACAGGTTTACCATCATCTATTGCCATCTGAACTGCCCAAGCTGTTCCTCCGCTTACTATTGAGTCTGTTAAAAGAGTCCCGACCGCGAAAATCTCTTCACTGTTTTTGACTTGGTACCAGTTTCTATAAAGTAAGGAATTAACAAAAACATTTGAAGAAGGAAATCGTCTCTTTAGGGTCTCATTTGCCTTAATTAGTTTAGGTGTTGCCTCGAGTTTTGCTTCTTCGAATGGAATTGGAGTGTTTCCCTTTTGAGTCACATAAGGTTCAGTGTAATAATGTCTAAATTTAGTTACACCAAACTGTCTACCGATCATGTCCCAAGCAGTGTCAGAACCTATTGCTCCTCCTGAATGTCCTGTAAAATCTGATGGGTTTCTTTTCATAAGCTTTTTAAAAATTCTATGCAGTCATGGAGAGTCCTTGCATTTGAGTTACATAAAGCTGCAATCACTTCTCCATGACAATGCATATGTCTTATTGATGACTTACCTGTGGAAGGCTTCACACAACACCAACACCCCAAAGTCTTTCCCTTTAAATCAAGGACTTCGTCTATCTTTTCAGGATTTTCTAAAAGATAATCACGGTACTTTTTAACGGCCTCATATCTGCTAGTGACAACTTGATATGCAAGGGTCCTTTGGTCTTTTTTATGAGTGAATGGGTTTCCATATTCAGACGGCCTACCTATGTAAACATCATATGGTGCTTTTTTGCAATGTACTACTGTTGTCATTCTAATGTATTTAACCAATCGTCTTCTCCTGCTTTCCGTTCAGCTTCATCGAAGAAGTCGACATTTTTTGTCTTATTGCTTGAAAGTATATGAATTGCTTCAAGCGTCGTGTAATAACGAGCTTCACCGTTGTCCGGTTTCCACTTACGTCCTTTTGCTAAAAATTGAACTGTGATCTGATCCCCGACTGAGAGCTCTTTTACGAGGTCGCATTTAGCTTGGACCACTTGAAAAGTGACATATTGTTTTCCGTCATTACCTCCTAGGACAACAAACTCTCTCTTTCTAAACTTATCACTTACTTGATTCTCGCTAAAGATCTTCTCGACCTTTCCTTTAAACTCTAACATTAAAGATTCATGTATTTTCTCGTGTTCTCAAATATTTCAGTAAGTTGAGGAGACATATCAAACCTCTCTGAGTTTACTTTAATGCTTTCTTCGAGGCTTCCGTTTGCTGTCCTTTCAGACGCAGCCTTCCAATCAAAAAACATTTCAATAATATCAAATAGATTCATCCCGTTTATACCGTTGGCATAGTGTTGAGGGTGGTGAGAATTATTAGCATAGTGATGATGAAGAGCAACATTGAGCTCCTTAAGAGACTCGTGATATTCAGGAGAACCATATTTTAGGTTTTTAAGAATCGGAGTCATCTTGTCAAAAAGAGGCTTTTCAGGATCCTTTAGTTTGGAGTCGTCATGCTGACTTCCTCTTTTTAATAGTTCAGTTGCACTTATGCTTAATAATTCAGAGACCCTTTTAATGTGCAATAGGGTGTCTGCTGCACTATCATAATTTTCCATCTTAAAAGTTTTCGTTTGTAAACCTTGCATCATAGTCTGTAAATGAACTAAAATCCAAGTTATCTGCTTCAATTCTACGATCAACTGAATCACCTGGCATGATCCTTTCGTTTAACCTAAACCTTCTCAATTCGTCTGAGATGTCGAGATACATTATAAAGGATCTCTTCCTATCATCTTCTGTCAGTTGGGCTATTCCGGCAGGTGTCATCAAAAAGACATCTTTTTGGTCAAATTCTTTTTTAGACGTGCCGTACCACCAAGTGTTGAAATTTGCAGTCTCATAAAACTCTCCGTCTTGTTTCATTCTAAGAAACTCCTCTTCTGAAACATAATAATACGTTTCGCCCTCGACTTCACCAGGTCTCATTGGCCTTGTTGTGTGACTTATTCCACACCTCAAACCACGGTTTCGTAATCTATTTTTTAGGAAGTCCTTTCCGGATGCAGCTTTTCCTGCAATGATAATCTTTGCCATATGCTTTACTAAATTTTACTCAGTAAAGCTGTATGGTTTTTAATGACTACGTCTAAATTCGTTCCATTCTTTGGTAAGCCTGGCAGTCAAACGACGGTCTGCTTCTTCTGCTTCTTCTTGTCGGTTTAAACCATTATGGTTTCGACCACATTTTTCACAAAACGAAGTTGAATAATCTTTATTTCGGTGATCACACCATTTGCATATCCAACGCGACTCGCTTGCGTCAATACACATCTCAAGGATCATTATTGGTGCTAATTTTTTCATGTTAAACTTTGTTTGGACTCATAGAATTATATAAGGCTCTGAGCAGCTCTAATGGATTTCTCTGGTAGTAAGCATCAATGACCACTCGTGCCTCCTTTGATGAATCATATTCTCCGACAAGTTCATACCAATCGGAACGAAAGAACCCACCAGACGTCATAAAAATGTTTCCATGTTCCTTTCCTTTAAGGACCATTGTATCTTTGTTTTGAGTATAGATGACGTCTACTTCTTGCTCTCCAAATGGAGTCATCACCATTTCCTTACCATGTGTTCCTGGTTCTTTCATTTTAATATCCCGGTTCATGTGACCATGTGCATTTATGACAATATGAACCGTTCCAAGTTGGCACATGACAGTCTGGACAGGTTTTGCTAATTATTTCGACTTTTTTGGCATTTAAAACTGATACATTAAGATCCCATTCTTCAGGATCCTGTGGATGATTTGATTTGAATGAGTGCAACTCAATCGTACAACTATATGCACCAGGTTTAAGTATTCCGAACTTTTCTCTTTCAGATTTGGAAAAGTGAAAATTGTCGTCGTCTATTATATCGCTCAACTCTGGAATTTCTGGTGAATCTGGAAATGGTTCCTCAATTAAAAAAACGTTTCCAAACTTAGATACTCCAATCACAATGTTATGAATATGAGTCTTGCTTGAAGTTCTAAATAGGGAACTTGTTTCTCTTTCCTTTTCTAAGAAAGCTTCCCTAAGTTGGGTCAAAATTTCTCCCAAATAATTCTTACCTTCCCATGTTTCTCTGCTTTTTGCACGATGATCAGACTCACGAAGTCCTATTCCCCAGATTTTGTCAAAAGGACTTGCTTCTACTAATGTAGTTCCATGAGTTGAAAGAAGGCTTTCATATAGTTTCTTGTTTTGTTTAAACTTGGCATAATTACCACGATAGACAACCTTTTTACAGATCTTGTCCCACTGTTCTGCCTTAAAGTTTTTAACTTCCCTTCCTAGTGCTTTTTGTTCCTTAGGGTCTGATGTTAACATTATTTTAGCTGCAGTGTCTTCGTCTCCGAAATATAATGCCTTTTGGTACATCATATATTGCTCAGCACAGTTATACTCTATACCGTTTATCCAAAAAACAGAAGGATGCCACTGTGAATAAATGTCCTCTGTTTTCCAAAAGAATGTAAATTTTTCCATTAGACTGTTTCTAAATGTTGTTCTGGGGTTAAGAAATGAAACTGTGACTGTGAATTACTATGACCGTCTACCTTTGTGGATGCTTCAAATGATTTTATGGAATCAAGTAATGATATGTCTTCATGACATTGTAAAGTATTCCATAAATGAGTTTCTCCATTTCCTATAAACCAGTTTGACAAGAGCATTTTATCTTCTTCAAACACTAAAAGATGGTAACCGAATGGTTTTCCCCAAACTCCAGGTTTCATTAGTCTATATCCCATTGATAATAGGTCTCTTTTGATTTCCATGATTCTTATTTTAAGCCTTTAGCCATAGCTTCAATGTCTAATATGTGTTGTAAAGTATCTGCTGTCGTTTTATCCGTCCGTATTTCTTTATAGACCGGGTGAAGCAATGAATAATTACCCTCAGAGTCTTGAGAGACACCTGAACATTTTGTCTCGAGGATTGCTCCTTTAAGACTTTCTTGATTTTCAGTAATGTATTTCATTTCCTTCTCCTTTATTCCAGTCGGAGCTGTAAAAAGAAGTCCGTCTTCAGATACTGCTTCAACTGATGAAATGAGGTGTTCATTTTTCCCAGTTCCATACCTAAATCCGGTTATTCGTAAGTCGATTGTAATTTCAAGCTTAAGTTTTATTTGCCATTTAGGTTTACCATCCTTCCAGACCCCGTCTATTGACTTAAGAATGTTTCCTTCATACCCTAAATTTATGGTCTGTTGAAACAGTTTCATTGCTTCAGCATAGCTATTGACATGAGTCGTCTCTATTAGGGAAACCATAGTGGTCTGAGCATCACTTATGTATTTGGCAATGTTGTCTAACCGTTGACTGTATGGTGTGTCTGAATGTGCCCTGGTATATTCATCAAGTGTAATGGTGTCCCATGTCGTATAACGAATCTTACCTAAGGCTTCTTTCATTGACATACCATGTTCTTTTTCAAACTCAGCAAGCTCCTTAGTTACCTTCTTACCTTCTATGATTTTGGCATTTATTGTAATAAGTGATGCAATTATTCCATTAGACTCATATCGGTTATACCCGTCCATTGTCAGTTCACCGTTAAGAACGCAGTCAGGAAACCGTTTAAGTTCCTCAACAAACGTTGCTCCTTCTAAGTATGAAGGTTCACCTCCACGACTTTCCATATTAACTATGCCACCCTCAATTATAACGTTTGCATACCGACCGTCCATCTTAATCTGGGAATATGCACCATTTCCTTGAGCTAAGAGTTCATCAACCAACTTCTTAGAAAAGGCTTTTGCTCCCATATATGGAGTTTCCTCTATTAAACCTGGAAATATCTTATTGATGTTGGTGACCCCCATACCGATTTTACAGTCACGGTCGATTATCCTTTCAATAATATATGCATCATCAGGTGATAATGAAGACAATACAGTATGTAGGTGATTTAGTGCATCGTGACCCGTCTTTTCCCTTGAACTTAAAGGAGAAAGTAGATCCATTGCTTCATTTAGAGTCAGAGTAGGACTACCTGAATTTTTAGGGTATTCTCCCATGTGTTTGATGTAAAATTTCACTCTAGGTGAATTAGCAAGGTATAATGCTCTTTTTAAGGTTTCATTTTCGGAATAAGACCGAAGGATGTCCATCTTTGCATTAGAACCGTTGTCTGATGATATATGGTCGAATATTTCTTTAACTGTCATAGACTAAATATACTAAAAAGGCACCAAAATTTGGTGCCTTTAGAATTAAATATGTAACCTGGATTAAGACTCAGTTGTTATTGGGTTTTGGTCATCAGCTGGGGTTGAATCAGCTGGAGTCTCTTCTGCCTTTAACTTTTCACGATATTCTTTAACAAGTTCGTCAATTTCCCTCATCTTCTTAGCTGCCCCGTTTAGTGCCATGGCAATCCTAAAAGTCCTCTGTGCCTGTTCAATACCCTTACCCTTAACCCGGCCGGTGTAATAAATTGCTCCTTCAATTGCTGCGGCTGAGAGTGCAATTACCGGGGCTTCAGCCTTGTTTTTCTGAGCTTCTTTTAAAACTTTAGAGTAGGTTGCATATGCTGATTCGATACCCATAAAGGCGTTCATCAACATAAATGCTTCCTGAGGACCGGTAAACTCATATTCACCTTGCATCTTACCCCTTAGGTATTTAAGGTCATCTAAGTGCAATAATGGAACCGCAAAAGTTCCTACTCGTTGGTCTTGTAAAAATTCAATCTTTTCTTGTGTTGATAAAGATTCAAAATCAACCGGAGCAGGTGCTTCAGATGTTTCTTGTTCAACTTCAGGTGCTACTGGGCCCACTGTTGTTTCTTCGTTTAGTTGTTCTTGTGTTTGTGACATTTGTCTATCTTGTTTTTAGATTAATTCTCTTAATTTTTGGTTTGAGCAGTGTAACTTAATGTTATTACACCTCATTCTTTCAAGAATAACGTTTAGTTTGTCGGTTAAAGTATAAGGTTCCGATTCCTTTAGTCCACCTGATGGTGTTTCAGTCATTTCATCTTCGATGTGAATTTGACGAACCTTTGCAGATAGGTCATAAGCTTCATCTGCAGTTGCAGACACTTCGGAAAAAATTTCATTAATTAATTGACAGACTATTGTTGGAGCCTGAACTGATGGATCATTTGTCGGATATGGCATAACTTGTGTTCTTTAGCTAAGTTATACGTCTACTGAAGTTAAGGTTTTAGTCGGTCTAAAATAATTTTTTGAGCAGGAACTATTTTTGAGTATGCCTCTTCATATTTGATAAAACCAGCCCAGTCCACTTCTTCTGTCTGAAGCATGGTCTTAGGAAGTGTTGGTCCAGTTAGACCTAAAGATTCTAACTTTGGAACTGAAACTTCATAATAAGTTACGGTCTTCTTAGGTTTGTTTCCTGAGAAAAAAACAAAAGTCTTGGGTTCCCTATTTATAAACTCTTCAGGGACCTCAAGACCTATTTCTTCCTTGACCTCCCTAAGGGCAGCTTGCCATTCGGATTCTCCAATTTCAATCTTTCCTTTTGGAATACCTAGTGTCGGTTTTTGCCAACTTGAATTTGTGGGGTGAATTAAAAGTATTTTACCTTCACATGTGATTGCTAATCCTGCTGCATCTTTCATCTCAGACATATTATCATATGCTTCTATTATAAAATCGTTGAAAGATTTAACTCTTATCATTTTTTCGCAGTAGGTGAAGTTGTATTAGGTTGTGAATAGTATCTGCTATATGAACGGTTTCCCTTAGCATCCTTAAGAAGAAGTCCTTTTCCTTGTAGGAACTTTTGAACACTGGATGGGTCGATTGAGTATTCACCGTCTAAATCATCGATTAAGTTGTTTCCGGTGATCTTTTCGTACGTATCGCGAACTGCATCTAAATCGGCTTGAGACTTAATAGGTTCAAGTATTTTCTTAATCTTATCGGTTTCATCCCAAGCAACTCCTGATATTTGGTTTTTAAGCTGTGTTGCTATGTCCAAAACTTGAGAATCATTTAAGGTCTTTCCTGCAACAGGTGCTCCTCCTAATTTAGTTCCAGTAGAGGCTGCTTGTCCTGCTCCTCCGGCTCCAGGTTGTCCTGTCTTAGGGGAGTTCTGAGAGCCTGAATTTAAGTAAGTTTGAAGTTGGTTCATATCCACGTTTCCGCCAGCTTTCATTACTGCAGCAAGTAATGTGTCTAATACCTGTTGAGTTACCTCATTTATAGGTTGACCTTGGTTTCCGTTTACCACAAGGCCTAATGCAGATGCTGTTACGTCTCCATAACGACCATCAATACCTCCCTTACCTTTTATAAGAGCTGCTGCTTGTGGATTTGCTGCACTTATAAGAGTCTGAAGGACCTTGGCTCGACCGTCAATTATTCCAGGATTCTTTTTAAGTCCAACCAATTTACCTGATATTCCCTTTAAGTCTGCATCAGTTGCTTTGTGTGTCTGACCAAACATATGTTCAACTGATTTTACTTCAAGTTTAACCTTATTAGTTCCAGCAATAGGAGAAACTTTAAGTTTTGCAACCAAATTTCTATCACCCTTAGAATCTGTGAATTCCACATTATCTATGTCAACTGGCTGAGAAATGTTTGCAAGATCTATTTTAGTTCCAATTGCGGTCTGAAGTGATTGTTGTTCAGCTGAACCACGAATACCTCCCATGACCTCGTCAAAAACCTTCTTTAATTCTTCTGAACCCGCTGGAGCAGAAGAATTTGGATTTTGGGTCTGTTGGTTAGCAGCATTTGCAGGATCCTTAGTAGGATCGTAATACTGGTTATCTGGTGTGTCCTCGTTTATTGTCTTAAACTTTTTTTGCTCTAAAAACAATGCATAGTTTTGAATCATCTTATGTTAGTTTGATTTTTAAACAGCTGAATAGATTACTGGAGTTCCTTTAGGTGTAGTAAAAGTCACGTCGCTTCCTACCGCTCCGGCTGCACCTGATGCTGTATTATCCTGTGCTCCTGTTTTTTTACTTATTGCGTTGTTCAGCTGAGCAAGAGTCTTCTGTTTTTCCTTGTCAACTTCACTGACAATACGATTGTCTGCTCCTGGTTTAGCATACTTAGGAAGTTCTGCTATTGGAACTAACCATACATGCCATTCGTTTGGTTTCTCGTAATAGTATTCCTTAGGAAAATCGTTATATTTGGTTTTATCCATTAGTGAGATGATAAACACATTCACAAACCTTCCAGTAAAACCTGCAGCCTCAGGAACGTCTTTCTTTAACTGGTCATATGCTAGGAAAAAATTAGCAGAATCGTCAAATGCTTTTTTAAATTCATCAAAGGTCCTTGCACTTTGCATCTGTTCCCTCCAGATACCCATAAGTTCGATTTGGTTAGGGTCATGCTCAATAAATTTAGCCTTCATTGTTGCAAGAGCACCATCAAGTGTCTTGATGACTATGAATTTGTATTTGTTTCCTTGAGTCTTAATTTTAGTCATCTCCTTTTCGGTGAGATTTTCCTTAACGAAGTCATCAAATGATGGAAGTCTTTTAAATTCTTTCATGTTGTTTAGTTTGTTCCAGAAGTCTGCTTTTGTTGGATTCTTAAGTCAACTAATCTCTTAGTTTCCTCAAGAAGCATATCAGCATCTTCTTTGGTTATCTTTTTATTATTTAAAAGCCAATCGATGTTTTGTTTTGCAACGGTCATGGCCTGAGAATCATCAAGGTAAGCTGTTCCATTCTGGATGCTTATTATAGTTAGGAAGTGTAACTGTTTATTGCTGTCTGGAATTGAATCATATGTATCAAACATGACATCCTCAACTGGAGCCATTCCTAAATTCTTCAGCATCTCGTTTTGGTTTCTAGCAATGGCTTCAGCATCTTCCTTTTTATAGATAGGTTTTTGACCTAAGTCATTGTCTTTATAACGAACGTCTTTAATGTCTTTATATGCTGGATCGTGAACCGGCATATAAGTAGAAGCTGCAGCTATTAGTGGTTCGCAATTTTCGTTGCAATTAGGTTTTGCTGTGTATTTTGAAAGGCTCGAATGAATTTCCATGGCAGCTTGAGTAAACGATGCTTGAACCGTTGGGTCGTTTACGTCTCCTGCATAATTTTTCATAAGGTCAGCCTTAATTTGTTCTACTGTTTGGACCTCAACCTCGTGTCCGTCTGCGTCGTTAATAGATTCCGACCAGCACCTAAATTGACATAAAAGTGAATTAGATCTTGTTGCAACGTTTCTTAAAACAAGTCTAAAGAAATATTTGAAATATGGAAAGGTAGTAGAAGCAACCCCATTTTTTATTAAACCTGAAATAAGAGCCTTATTTTTATCGACTGTTTTGAGCATGTTCATATACATGTTCGGTTTTGCCGCAATAGTCTTTAAAAACACCAGGTCACCTTTAGACAGCCCTTTAACAAAAGCTGGATTATCTAGCATCTTAAGGGTTGCGTTTCTTAATTCAAGTGCGGAAGCATCCTTCATTAATAGCTTAAATGAAGGCTTAAAGTTTGTGTATTTAGAAAGAGCAGTAGCAAAGACTTCCGCTTCTTTTGTTCCATGAATTGCTGATTTTTCGACAAGTTCTCCTGCTCTTTTGAAAGATTGAAGAACTCCATGAGAATACTTATATGCTTCTTTCGCTCTTTGTGGAAGCTTTGCATATTCAGCAGTCTTCATAAAATCGTCAAGATGAGTCGTTATCATTAAGTCTTGGCTATGAGGAACTAGTTTTTGAGTTCCTGACATTCCAGGTTTAGGGACGGTTACTGTTTTAGAACCGGCTGCTCCTCTTTCTACTGCCTCAATCTCGCGTACAAAATCATCTCCACTTGCCGATAAAGCCTTCATTTTTTGAAGTGTTGGAGTATTCTTTAAACCTAATATTTTAGTTTCAGCTTTAGTTGAGATCCAACCTACAACCTTTGCAATGCCTGATATTACACCGTCAAACATCTTATAGATTATTTCTACTCCACCTCTAAGGAACTCCTTAATGATGTTTATGAATTTACCTCCTCCTACTTTTAGGAATTCGGGATTTTTATATAAGTCTGCTACTGCATGAGCTGCTGCTCCTTTATCGGTCTTAAATATGGCCTCAGAGAGAGCCTTTATCCCTGTAAATCTTGCCAATGGCCTGAAAGCTTCAGCCATGACTCCGAATGGAAGAAGAGCAATAAAAGATATCGCTGCATCAAAAAATCTACCTTGAATTAAATAGATGATACCGTTAACTAATGCGGCTGCCCTATCAATTGGGATTCCAATATATGTTGCTGGGATAAGAGAAACAATATCTAGAATTAGGTGTAAAGCACCCAACATCCAGTTTTGGTCTTCAAAATATGCGCCTTTAACGAATCCCCAAACTGCACTTGCAACCTTTCCAATTCCACTAAAAAGGTCCTCATTAATCTTTTGAGCAATGATTTCAAAGTCTTTAAAACGATTTTCAAAGACAAAGACAGGGTCGGCCCCATTAGAATAAAACTCATGTTCTATTCTAAGCGCTTGTCCCGCACTTATTCCTTTGTTTTCAAAAAAGTTTAAATAGTTTTCTGTTACCGGTAGGTAATAGAGAGTATCGTCGTACAAATAAGATTTAGACTCAAGGATTTCCTTAAGCTTCTGTCCCTCTGGGGTTCTAAGATATAAAAATTGATTTATGTCTGGGGATACGAATGACACAGGCTTCTTCCTGTTTCTTTTTATTTATCCCTCTTTAAACCTAGCTACTTTAAGTGCAATCTTTTTGTAAAGGTCTCCTTGTTCCTCGGTCGAAAGATCCATTAGAAACTTAAGAACTTCGCTATATTGAAATTCACTTTCAAAGCTTAGACCAGGCTCTAACCATGAAAAATTATACGATACTGGAATTGCTCCAAATATTACAGCTTCATAGATTCTTGCAGGTATGAATCTGTATTGGTTGTATTTGTTTTTTGTTACGTTTAAACAGACATTACTGTTTTTAAAAGTGTCCCATGCAACTAAGCGGTTACCTCTTTCAATCAAATGAGTATTACTTTCCTCAAAGTCTTCCCGAAGTTCCGGAGTTATTTTTGCAACTATTGATAACTTTGGTGATTTACCGGTGAATGTTTTAACTCGTTCTGTTTCAAAAAGAACGTCCTTAAGAATTTGAGATTTTTCATGACCTGCTTTATAATTGTTGGCATCGACGTTTCCGTAAAATATTACATTTGAACTAAGACCTCCCTTAAACTTTTCTTTTAAATTTAGTTCTATAAAGGAAGAGGCAAATTCTTCAGATATTCCTGGAAAATCAATTGATGGGACTATGATTTTTATTCCATGATCTTCCGCAAACGACTTAAATGACGCAGGTAATGAAAGGTCAGTGTCTACTATATAGGCGTTTTGTGTTGGAAACTTCGAATCTATTATAGTTTTAATAATTTCTTCAAACTTCCAAGTATCTGTTAATCCTTTTGAGAGGCTTGAAAGGTTTCTAAATCTTGCCTTTAGGAAGATTTTATTGTATTTCTTAGCTTTTATGTAATCGAGAACTTGATTTAGGTCTTGAACGAGTGCATCAATATTTTGCTCCGCGAATTCAAACATCAATTTACCATGATTGTCTGTTGGAAAATCACAAGTTAATGGTTCAACATCAGATATGTATGAGAAGACTTCAAATTTTTGTCCGTCACCATACATTCGTCGTATTGAATCTAAAAGTCCGATTTGATAAAAGGTGTGACCTGGAACGTCCAGTTTAAAATTGGTTCCAAATGAACCGAAGTATGCATATAAGTTATTCATCTATCTTTTCCTGGTTTCTTCGCCAGTCAAGATATTTTATTAGGACTCCATCCTTTGGTTCTACGTTAATATTTCCTTTTTGAAAGATTTCCCAAGAATCCTGACCATACTTACCAATTCCATGCAGCTCTATGGGCTCTTTCCAATCCTTTTCGAGCCATTCCTTAGAAAATCTGACTATTGTCTTTGCTCTTTTTTCAGAAAGTCCTAATGGCGTTAAAAATGATTTTAGAAACTCATGGTTCGCTTTAGTTGCACGTTCAGAAGTAGGATACATCTCGAAGAAAAGGTCTCTAATTCCGTCAACCTGTTTTCTTTGTGTTAGATTTAAAAAGATGCAACATATAAGCATCTTCCAAGGGTCCTTTTGATAAATTTCCTGTAAGAGAACAAATGGGCTCATTACAGTATTATACCAAATTAGGATTCTCTTTCTGGTTGTTCAGGTTGAGTAGGGGCAGGCACCTCGGCTGTTTGTTCGCTTCCAAGTGGAGCATTAGACAATGACATATCCTCTTCTCTCTTCTTATCAAGGTTTTCAAGCTCTTCTGGAGTCTTTTCCCTTTCTAAGTTAATTTTATGTTGAATATCATCATTCTTAAGCGGAAAAGATTTTCCACTTGGGTCTATTGCAAGGTATGATTGTGAAGTCGATTCGACTCCAATAATGTTAACTAATCTTCCATCCTTGAGGCGTACTCTATCCCCTCCCTTATATTTACTAGGACGTAGGTCTAAGAATGCGGACTCATAGTCCTCAAACATTAGTTTTTTTTAGACAGATCTAATGCAACGTATTTATTCTTAAGGGAAACTAAGCTTTTTTGGATGCTTTCCTTAAGAGTAGTAAGATGATCTAGAACATCAGGAGTTATATCTGGGTTCTTGAGAGCCTCGGAGATTTTAACCTCAGACTGTTCAAGTTTTGCAATATCGGTTTCAATTGCTCTCTTCTCTTCATCAATAATAAATGCGGTCTCTTCTGCTTCACTTAGTTGTATTGAATACAGATCCCTAACATCGTATTGGAATTTTTCAAGAACATATATATGGAAACCTACTGGACTAACCTTTACGAACTTATCGCTAGTTGTTGTTCCTTTTTCCATCACAAAAACCTTATCCTTAAACCCGATTGCATATGATTCATTTGCAAACTGAGTGTTTCTAATCCTTTTTACGTTTTGAAGGTTTACAATTTGAGAAAGACCTTCAAAGAAATCAGCAAGATTTTGACGAACGTTTGTTGACTCCATCATTCCAATCTCAGTAACATTAACGTTTTCAGGTTCAACCTTAGACCCTGCTATAAATACTTCAACGTTTCCTGATTCATTTGTCTTAAGGCTTACCTTAACATGACGTGTTCCGGTTGAAACGAATTTTCCTTCTATTTCTTTAAATCCTAAATAATAAAAAGCTTCACATACTTTTCTAAAAGATTCTGGAAGACCTTCGTATTCTTCCTGCGAAATTAAATCAGGGTCGGTCTCTTCCTCTTCTCCTTCAATTTCTTCGTCTTCTTTGATAACATACATCTTACTGTCGACAAAGAAATAGGATTTATTTTCATTTTTCATGAATGGGCTAATAACGTCGGAAACGGTGGTTGCACCAGAACCTATACCCATATCAAATCCACCTTCGCCTTGAGCTTCATACATTTTAAGAGCATTAACAAGACGATTCACAACTGCAACATTCTTAAAATCACGGAGTCTCATAGAGATAGCAGAAGACGTTGTTTCGTCCTTTTCAAGACACTCTTCTAACACTAAGCACAGATTCTTATAAATTAAGTTGTTAACTCTTTCAAGCTCAAAAATAGTGTCAGCTATCATAAGCTTTGGTTTATTCTCTTCAAGGAATACCTTGGCTTCTGTTACGACCTCTTTAATGTCTGCGTCATAGACATAGTTTTCGAAAATCCTAATAAATGGAACCAGAGATTTGAATTCTGGTAAAACCGCGATAGCCTCTTCTATTTTATCACAGCTTCCCTTTACAATTGGATCCTTAGATGCCTTAGACCCTTTAACCTTCTTAACTTTATCCTTAAGACCAATTGAACCTAACAGTTTCTTGGTCTTTTTCTTAGGGGTATTAAACAGTTTTTCTTTTTTGTCTTTAACTAGGTTCTTTATAAAGTTTTTCTTTTCACCAACGAAGTCGCTTAATGCTTCTAGGTTATTTAGAAGGCTCTCGTACACTTCATCTGAGTCGCTGTTAGTGTTAACAACGTTCTTAGCACCATCCAAATACATTTTTACTACTGGGTGGTTAGCCAACGTTTCATCAGATTGAAGTTCTAATATTAATTCTTGAGTCATTCCTGCCATTGCCATGAGGCTTATTTTGATTTATTTATCCAATTTTAACCAGTTTGAATGTTAGTTATCTTAGATAGTTTAGCATTCAATGTGTTTTGGAACCTTGCCTTGTTTGTTGGGTCAAACTTTAACAATATTGCATTGTCTGGGCTAGCCTTAATACTTATGTTTTCGTTATCCTTAGCTTGTTGAAGCTGGGCTTCCAACTCAGCAACCTTATTTCTTAAGTCTGCTATTGTTTCTAAATTATCCTTTTCTGTCTGATATATCGAATTTACTTCATCTCTATCATCTACACTATACCATTTACCTGAATAAAATGATGTTTGGGTTCCGTCTGTTGCTATTGATATTAAGTGAAAGTTATTATCATTGGACTGAAGGATTTTCTTAGAATCATCTTTAGTGACTTTGAATAGGATTTCGCCTAGACTAGGATTAGCCTTAGTCTGATCATTAATACTTTCAACAGTGACCTGGCCATCACTTGTATTAAAGACAAGGCTTAATGAAGAATTAAGGTTTAGATCCATCGGTTGAATAACATCAGCCACACCTGGTTTTGTTATTTTGGTGTAAACCTTAAACTTAAATATGTTGTCAAAAGGTTTAACAACTATGGGCAGTTTTCCTTGACCGAATGCGATGACATCATTGGTGTCCTTAACTGTCACCATATGACTTTCTTCAGACACCGCTATATTCTGAGATTCATAAAACATTGGAACAAATTGAGTAATGGTTGTGCCAACACTTGCAGTAGTGGTATTCGGAAGTATTGTGCTCGTAGTATTGCTAGGTCCTATAAAAAGAAGGGTAGAATCAAAGTTCTTTTTGATTAACTTATTGTATATCTTTTGAGACTCAGGGAGATCTTTAAGCTTAATAGAAACTAAGTGAGCCCCATACTTATTAGGATTTAAAACAACAAGTGAACCTGACCTTATTATTTGGTCTCCATTATTTTGATTAAGAAGTCTTACTGTATAATCAATTGTCATTGAGATTGCTTCTTCTGCGTGTTCCAATATTGGTCTAAATTTCTGCGGAGCATCAAAATTATCAGTTTGATATTGCACCAAATTAGCCGTCTTTATGAATGATGTTCCTACCTGTTCATATACTGTCAGTTGATGAATTAGAATCCAATTTTCGCCAGTCCTTGTATTTAAGACTGAAATTAGTTCCTCTGGGAATCCGCTGTTCCATGTGGCAAAAAATTCAATATAATCACCGACTGTCGATTCCTGAATATGAACTCCTAAATTATCAAATTCGTTTACCTGAACAACATCTGTTTCAAAATGTCGAACTGTGTTAAAGATTTCATACTTAGTATTATTTGTTACCAAGTCAGGTGCAGGAGTACACTCATCTAGAGATATTGAAATTGGGCTGTTTTGGATAAACCCTATTCCATCAGTTATTTGATAAGCAAAAGTTGAGGGCCTGTTTGATGAAGTGTAAAATTCTTCGTCTATGCTTTTAAGGGAAGGTATTGTGATCTCAATATACCTGTCATAAGAAGAGTCCCTTAGAAAAATAGGTTTAGGGTTAAACGTTAAAAGATATTGCGAAGTCAGTTGATCTAACAAAAGACATGCTAATAAACCAGTCCTCTCATCGGTTAGGTTTTGTTTTATTGAGAAAACAAGCTTTTGAACTTCGCTAAAATTAAAACCTGTTGCAAAGTGAATTCTTACCTTATCGACTACTGGATTATACCCCGCTATTAGTGATTCAGAAACGGTCGTGTCATATAATGTATAGTTAGGAATCTTCTCTTGGTCAAGGTAAACGTATTTTCCTCCATCAAGTGGCATAACCGTTAAATCCTTAACGTTTTTAGTTGTGTATAAATATGCGTCCTCATTATAAATTTGGACGGTAGAATCACCACGTTTGGTTGCAAAAAAAGGAATATTTATAATTTGAGTAGAACCTAGCGGCTCCATCCTGTATTCAACAAGACAGTAATCAGTAAGGCTTACAAATTTAATTATACCAGTTGCCATTAACCGTTAATAATTTTAAGAAAGTCATCGGCAGTTGGACGCTTTCCAGTCTCTAACTCTATCTTATCTATAAGATTTATTTCAGAGCTCCTGAGTGAATCTAATTTCAAAATAAGAGAATTAGCTTCATCCTTCAATTCATTCATTCGTTCGTTCACTTCATTGAGTTTTCTATGAACTTCTTGATATTCGTCCTTAGTCGAAAGTATTTCTGGTAAAAAATCTTTAAGTGCTTTCATTAATCTACATTAAGTTTAACTTTTAAGCTTCCAGTTAGAGTCTCATGTATCATTGATAATAGAGTAGTCTGCATAGATATAAGCTGGCTCAGTTCAGTTAGGTTTGACTGGCTTGAATTATTTGTTGTTGTATTAGTTGTCGAATCACTCCTCTTTTCTGTTATCTTTTCTCGGTCGTTTGTGTTTGACACCAAGCTTCCTCCCTTTTCTATAAAGAATGTGGAATTTTGAGAGTCAGATTTAATGTTTTTAATGGCCCCCTCAAAAGCAGTTTGCATTTCATTTATTCGATTGTCTTTTTCTTCCTTTGGCATTGCTATTTCTAAGTTACTGCGTTCCAGTTGAGCAGAAAATCTATTATTAGTTTCTGATTGGGTTAGCTTATTGGAAGAATTGTTCTCTAGGTGTAAGGGAGAGTTCTGAAACGATTCGTTTGACGAATATGTTGTATCATACCTTGAGTTACTCGAATCACCTATTGAATTCTGAGTGTGATTATACGAACTATTGTTTTGGTTTATGATACTAGACTTATTAAAGATCTTGTTTCCACCTTCCAGATGAATTGGGCTTTGGTGAATAGAAGATGTCTCACGTTCGGTTTCTCTTGATTCTAAATTCTTTTCAACAGATTCGGTTATTTCCTTAACCTTTTCATCTTCTGTTTTAATTCTTTCAGTTGATGACGAAACATTGTTTGAGGTCTGATTTGAGCTTGAGTTTAAAGATAATCTTTCTATTAAGTTTTTTTCCGAATTCTTAAGGCTTATTGATTCCTTTATAAAGTTTGTCGATTGAAGAACAAGCGGTTGAATGATTTCCCTATTAACAGAATTTATTATCGGTTCAATAAGAGAAGCAGCTGTCTGAATTATTAATGGTTCTATCCTTTCAGACGTCTTCTCGATTATCTTAGTAATTTCAGTTTCACGTATTGTGTTAGTTTCCTTCTCAGAAACAGGTCCAATTTTATTTGATTTTCTTTCTTCTTTAGCTTCATCCTCTTTTTCAGTCTCAGTTTCAATACCTCTCGTTTCAATAAACGCAAGGTCACCGGTAACTAAATCATTTAATGGAACCTCCTTTATAAGGTCACTAGTACTTCCAATAGAAGAATTTACTTTATCATTTGAAACTTCTTCAAACCCATTAAGGTCGCTTGAAAAGAGAGAGTTAATCATTAATTTATTTAATCAAATTTTGCTGGAATGAAACCAGGAATATCTGAGCTCTCTTTTTTAAGTTCAATAGTTTTATGTTCTAATGATTCGTTCTTTTCTCGAATCTCGCTGTTAAATATTGTGACATATGTTGAGTATTCGTAAAAAGGAAGATTGTATAGTGTTTCTAGGCTTTGCTTTAGCTTCTCGGTCAGGAACTTATTGACATTAAATAAGTTCATCAAGTCTAATTGAAATAAAGAAAAGATCTTTGACAGAGAAGCCTGACTCCAAAAAAATTGGACTTGTGATTTTTGTTCCGCATTTTGGACAAGATATGCTAAGAATCTCCTTTTTAGACTTTTCAAGTATATCAACTATCTTAGTTACTGCAAAGAACTTGTTGTTGGACCATCTCATGTAATCCATCTTAATTGCATTTATCTCTGCCCTAGTTAAAGTTGGATTATTTGTCAGATATGGTAGCAGTTTTAAAAATTCAGGTTCTAAATCTGTGTTAGACTTTCTGAGTTCAGAACGATGCGCTCTAATCCTGTCATATGAACCTAGGTTTGGAAGGTATATTTTTGCAGAACCTCCAATCTTTTCTGAGCTTATAACAATGCATCTATTTTCTTCCGAATAGTGAACTTTTAATTCATCTGGGAAGTTAAAGAGGTTTAGCATTCCGCTTCTAACTTGCTGTTTTTCTGAATATTGTGGCCTACATGTTCCCTTACATTCAAAATGAGTATAAAGCTTGTTTTCTTGGTTTGGAAAGGTTAATTCATAGATCCTAAAGATTATAAAAAATCTATCGATATCTAAGATTCTCTGCCAACCTAACCATGTGCTTTCTCCTTTAATTTTAAAACGAGTGCACTTCTCAAGAATAAAATTGAGTTTTTCGTTTATACTTAGCCTATCGAACTCGTCAATAGTAGACCAGTGACGAATTTCATTAACATTAGCTGCCCTAATTGTCAGTTCAGCTCCTACTGGATAAAACATTCCCAGTGAAGGTAGGTATTCTAGGTTCAGAATCTTCCACCCTGAGTCGTTTGCTCCAGATATTTCTGAAACTTGAGGTTGTCTTGCGGTTCCTAGACTGATTGGTTTTTGTGATTGATTGACTCCTCCGGCAATATCCCTTTGAGCAAGGGTTTTTTCTGCTTCAGAGTCATCGATGATTGGGTGACCTGATTTCATCAAAATAACAGTTCTTTAGTTTAATTATACTCCGAAACTGTCTATGGATTTTACGTATTGTTTGCTCTCAAAAACAACAGACTCATTGAGCCTTTGGAGAGAGCTAGGATAAACTTCAAAAACCCGCTGAGTTTTTATGTCCCTAATGAATGCTCTAACCGTCTTGTTTTTATTGTCAACTACAAATTTATCAAAGCTTCCAACTGCATAATCTGGATTCTTTTTCTTTCCGTTTCCCTCAAATGTAGAATTGACTATGACCCCTTGGGTACGTATTCCTTTTCTGAAAATTGAAGTCATCTCTTTTAAAGAGTCTTGAAAGGCATCTGGATGAATGTCTTCGAATTTTGTATTGTTACTTACAAGAGGTAGTAGTTTAATTGAAATGCCACCGGTAAATGCACTCCTGCCGTTTCCGAAACTTGTATCGCTTCGACCATATAGAGGTAGCTTACTTTGAGCCTGATTAAATTGTGAGTATGTAAATTGCATTATCTGTTCAATGATGGTGCAAGAGAACCTAAAAGTACGAGCTTATTATCGTATGTGGTTCCTGACCAGGTTACTTTTCCTACATATACGTAAAACACTCCGCCTGCTGGAATGGTGATAGATGTTCCTGAACCTATCCAAGTGCTTCCATCGTGCATGTCCATTGGCCAAACAGTAACAGTTGCGGCTGAAGAATCTGTGTTATGGATTCCAAAATATGTTGCATTATAATGACCTATTGACTTGCTACTGCCTGCTTGACGTAAATCTGATGATACCCAAGTAGGTCTATAGTCTGTGTCTTTTACCAAAGAAGTAAGCAATGCTGCTACGTTTGAATGCATTCGTGTAATGTGTTTTTAACAATCACAGTTTTTAATATCAAGCGAACTCTTCACGTAAATAAGAAGGGCTCGTACCTTTATACTAAAATTAGTGTGAGGATTGGTTATCTCTACTTTATTTATTAGATCATCAGGATCCCTTGATTCTGGGTTACAGAAGTGAGAACTGAAATTGAATAATGGTATTGAAAGTTGTTGGTTGGTCCTGTTTATAAAAGTCAGGTTACATGTTTTATATTTAGGTTCAATGTCCTCTCCTTCAGAATCAAGAGTCGGATAATAGACATAAATTAAATAACCCCTAACATATTGTTTATCCTCAGATATTGCCCCAGGTGAATCGGATACCAACAAATCTAATGCATTATCGAAAAGGACTAAAGTATCTCCTGCACAGACTTCAAAATCAATGGATAAGTGTCCGTCTACTGGATAGTCGAAATTGTTTAGATCACAAAAAGATGCAATAGTCTGGTCCTTTGAATATATGTTGAAGCATTGATTAAAAAGCCTTAATGAATTCTTCTGAGAATTTGTATCACACAGGTTAGCGAAGGATGAGTTCACCCTGACCTCGTTTGGATTGTTTACATATTTAATGTAAGCCATTATCGATTAATGTTTTTTTCATTTCCAGTAGAAATGTTGAAGTCGGGATTATCTATAGGAGTTTCAGTCAATATAGGAACTTCTTCTATTGACTGCTCTTGAATTATCTCATGTTCCTTTTCAATAGTTGAGGATGGACTGTCTATTGTTGGTTCAATTATGACGTTTGGCTCTTCTATTTTAGTTAAAACTGGTTCCCTTTCAGGTTCGTTCTTCAGATAATCAACAAGTGATTTAATGAAACCTAATGCAATTAGAGGAAGTATTGCCCCGCTTATTAACGCAAGTATTCTCTTTTGAAATATTGGGTCTTCTTCCTGTAAACCAAAGAGTTCAATCCATCCTTGATAATTATTAAGGTGAACGAACGAGTGATATGTATTACTCATCGCCTGCATAGCAGTCAATAGGATAAAAAGAGACCAAACAATATACATATTGATTCTTTTTAGGACAACTATTGATGCAAGAGAGGCTGCTGCTCCTATTTCAAAGGCAACTGCTAAGAATATTGCCAGCCAATCTGGATTAGACAATTTAAAAAACGCGACAGAGTGAATCGTTGATATAGTTGAAACGACAAGATATAGCACGACAAATGTGCCAATTACAAACCAGTTTATGGCTTTTTGTAATTTCATTTAACGCTAGCTTTATTTTTTATCTCAGAAAGACTAGTTTTTCCCTTATCTAAATCGTCTTCATAGATTAAAAAATCATAGAAATTATGTACGCTAGACTCGTCTATTTCTTTAAGAGACGGTTTAGACTTAAGCTCAACTGTTAAGCTGTCTATTTTAGACTCAAGCTGAGCAATCTTTTTGGACTGAGAATTGTCCCTTCTGGAATTATTACATTGTCCTAAAAGGACGAGAACCAGAAGCACTAAAAGTATTTTAGATAAGTGTTTTTCAAATAGATTCATAGGACCCACCTTTCTTATTATTTATAAGAAATCTAGGTCCTATGAGTTATAGAAATTTGAAGATGATGGTTAACAGAACAGCAGCATACGCTAAAAGATTAGCCGCAGCTGTTACTCCAGCTCGAATAAGGTTCTCTTTTAAAAGGTAAGAATATGAGAAATCAATCCAGACAAGGTATCCGTAATAGTCTTTGTCCCTTATTCTTTCGAAACCGGTCTTAACGTAATCTATGAGCATATGCTTAAGATAAAACTCGTTGTATGGGCCTAGTGATTCTTTCACTTTGGTCATTTCAAGTTTTTGAAGTTCTGAGAAACCTTCCTTTTCATAGATTAAAAGTTCAGGCTGTAAGTTAACTATGTAATAAGCTTTACCCCATTCGGTGACTCGAAGGTTAACCTTATCAAATTCTCCGTCTTTTTTAAGCTTATTGATTACTTTAATATAAGTCCAATAATCAAATGCCTCGTTGGCAATTGCACGTAGTTCTCTGTATATTTTGACCGGATTTATGTAATCTAAAAACATCTTAAACGAGTTCGAATATTCTGTCTTGTAAATCAGGATTTTCCTGTAAAACTCGACTTCTTACTATTTTACGAGCCTTTCTTAGTTTAGTTTTAACTGTGTTGAGATTCATTTCGTACTTTACTGCAATGTCTTCACCCTTAAGTAGGTTAATGTCCTTCTCTATTAGTAAAGTTTTTTCTATGGAATCTGGTAGATTTTCAATTTCCATCATTGTTGCTTGATAAAGACGAGTCTTAAGTGACTCTCGCTCAAATGATTCATAATAACCATCTGCTATTTCGAATGTTAGGGGTGAAACATCATCAATAGAAACCATCGGTTTAACCTTTTTCTTAACTTGATCGATGTGATAGAGAGCTTGATTTCTGGCAATTGTGAATGCCCAGGTTGTAAACCTGTACTGAGGATTAAAGGTGTGAATGTTGTTGAAGATTTTTTCACAAGTTTCCATTAGGGCATGACTTGTTTCTTCTTCATCGTTGAAAAACTTCCAAATGAAGTATTTCAATTTCGGGTAGATTAAAGACGCTAATCTGTTTCGTTCTGTTTCCTTATAGTCTCCACTTTTTACTTTGATTGCTAATTCCTGAATTTCGTCGTTTGTTCTTTTGCTTAACTCTTTAAAGTTCATATATGGGTTCGATATTTTTCTAAGGTAGAGTTTTTGTGGAGTATGCTAAATATACATAAAAAGCTTAAGACTTGTCATTGTGTTTCCACCTTTCGTAGCGTTGAGTAATTTCAATTAGAATTTTATTACGGACTATATCATTTTCGTTAAATATAAACTTAGAAACACCCTCAATTCCATCCATTAACTCGATAAATTTTGGGAGTGCTACCTTCTTTTTCTCTATGTCAAACTGGCTTACGTCGCCACATGCTAACATTTTCGACCGGTTACCTAATCTGGTCACAAACAGTATTAGCTGGGAGAAATCGGCGTTCTGAACTTCGTCGAGTATCATTAAACATTCATCAAATGAAGCTCCCCTCATATAAGCAAGTGGTCTGTATTCTAAGAACATTGATTCAAATATCTTAAATAGGGGTTCTCCAAGTATCTTTATGTAGTTTGAAACATAGCTTTCCATAAACGGTCCTATCTTATCTGACACTTCACCTGGAAGAAAACCTAACTTTTCTCCAGATTCCTGAATAGGTTTGCATAGGACTACTTTGTTAACTTTATGCTTAACTAAAAGTTCAAGTGAGGTTACACATGCGGTAAAGGTTTTGCTGGTTCCTGCTGGTCCGTGACAAAACGTTATAGTGTTGTTTTTTATTGTTTCTGAGTATTTCTTCTGAGATTCTGAGAGCTGGATATTCGTTAAATGATCATCTATTTGTTTTAAGATTTCCTTCCTATCTTTACTTGTCGGTTGTTTTTTAAGATTAGGTTTTTGTTCAGGCGAATGTTTTTCTCTCATTCTTATGATATTTTTTGGGCCAGATCTCTACATATCTGGCAGTGTTCGTAATCGTCATTTCTACTAAAGAAGTCTTCAGCCTTCTTTAAAATTTGAAGATATTCAGATTTGATAACTATTACTGTTACTATCTTTCCATGAACCCTAATCTTACCTTCTATGTGAATTTCATCAAGGTTTTTAGTGATTGCTGATTCAATAGCTGTGACTAATACATCAAAGACTCCTTTCTTTGCTTCCATTATTTCTTGCTTATTCATACTATTCATTCCTTGTTTAACCTATACTTATAAAATTCCATTTGATCCATAAAAACGTTCAATCATTTGTTTATACATATCAATTGTGTTTTGTGAAAATCCTGTGTTTCCTATTGGCCTTTCACCAAGACTAGGAGTGTTTGCTTCTTTTATTATGCTTGGGTCAAATGCTGATTTTCCACCAGAAAAGAACTCTTCATTAAATATATCAAGCCTAAGCTGGTCTTTATATTCTTTGGGCATTATTCGGTCTATATAGTCATCGGCAAGTTCATAAAAATTAGTAGAATCAAAAAATGAGGAAGTAGTTACACATGTCATGGCCAAGTCATCGTTTCCACTTTGTCCTCTATATGTTCCATTATTTGTCCTACCGAAGGAACCTAATTCATTACATGTCCTAAACTCATTAGGAAGGATCTTATTTAAAGCCAAGAGATATTTAAACCTCTCACAGTATTTTATCTTGCTTACGCTGGTCAGTTTAACACCAGGTTTGGCCGTTATTGCACTTTCTGTGTGTTTACTGAAAATAACTTGGCCTTCCCAGAAGTTTTCGTTGTTTTCTCTAAAGGTATTTAAAATATAGTCTCCTTTATGGTTAAGTTCTAAAATAAACCTTACCTTCTCATAGTTAAAGACACGGTATGTCAGGTATTCTAAGCTTTTAGTGAAGGCATTTATGTCCTTTTTATTACCTCGTAACATACCAACTTGAACAAGAGTTAAGACATCATACTCAGACCGTATGTATTCCTTCACCTGTTTAACCATTTTTATCGGCATATGTGAAAGCTTAAAAATGTTAATTATAGAGTGATCCTTATTGACACCGTCTGCTGTGTCAATTGAAAAGATGTAAATATTACCGTCATTTCTGATGTCATCCATGGTCATATCAGCCATCTTTGGATGGAATACTAAGCCATCAAGCAAGTGTGCCTCTTCGGGTTCCATAATGAACGAGTGAGGGACATACGATGTTTGTAATGAAAACACCTTTTTAAGCTCTTTAGAATTAAGTAACAATCTATCCGACGAAAAGAATTGAAGGCCAAATTCCTGGTTAAATGCTTCCTCTGAACCCATCCTACCTATTGTTTCCTGTTTCCAGGCTTCGTCTCTTCCAGGAACCTGCCACCAATCAACACGTAATGGAGTATAACCATTCCATTTAGGACCACGTTCAAGTGCGCCCTCATATAAGTTATGAAACAGGTTGAGCCCATTTGGTGTAGACGTGATTATTACCTTTGAAATTTTTGAAGACGTGATTGTAGGATAGATTGAACGATAGAAAAAGTCCAGATATGCCTCAGAGATGTGTGCAAATTCATCAATATACAACAGGTGAATGGTAAAACCGATACCGGTCTTTTTAGTGGTAGTTCTACCTATAAGTCTACATCCGTTATCGAATTTTAACGACATAACGTTGTTGCTTACACATCCAGGTTTTAAGAAAAACGGAAGGTTTTCAAATATCGTCTTTATCTTATCCACGATTTCCTTAGTTGTCGATGCATTGTCAGCAACAACTAAGACGTTTTTATCGACATGAAAGGTTAAGAACCAGACTATAAATGCACCTGACATGATGGTCTTACCGATCTGACGACTTGCCATTAAAATGTTAAACCTATCTCTGTTAAAGGTTTGAATAATTTCGTTCTGATAATCACGAAGTTTGATGTAGTCAATACCATCATCTGTCATAACTTTACAGTACTTCTCAATAAAATAGATTGGGTCAGCCTTACATTTCTCAATCTCTTCATATTCTTCTGGTGTATACTCAAATGGAATATTGGCTTTCTTCCATGCAGGATCGTTGTCTTTAAATGGGGACGATTTAATGGCCTTAATGTCTATAAGACCATTCTCAAAATCATCAAGTATTTGGTTGACTCGTTTTGTTGTCCAAATTGAGCCATCCACACCCTTATTGATTCCAGCAACAGAGTTTCTGGATCTACTTCCTAATGATATGAAGTCTTTCATATTAAATCATGTCACCAAGGTCACTCTTAGTTATCTCTTCAATCTCTTCTTTTTGTTCAATTAAGTGCCCTAGTCCCCTTTCAGTAAGAACGTTGTCCTTTTCTGTTGGATTTGTTAGATACCTAGTATCAGTCTTATCGACTGGAACTGCACTTGCATTAATGTCCTTCATCAAGTTCTTGGTCCCAGCAGTTACATAGTAATCGCCCTTCATATGAATTCCAGTCGATTGTTGTTCACCTGCACCTTCGACTTGAGTAACTTCAGTCTTAGCTCGCCGGTATGCGTCCTCAAGGAACAAAACATAATTGGCCTGCATTTTAACGACTGAACCTAATTTATCGTGTAACTGTCCAAAAACTTCAAATAACCTTGGGTGAGTGTTACCCTGATTTATCTCTTCCATTATTCTCTCAATAGCCATACGAATAGACTTTATCTGAAAGAAGATGTTTTCAAGGTTGGTGTTATCAATCTCCTTTTTGTGTTTGAAATATTCTACCCTGTCTATTATTCCCAGATCGACATAAAACTTTAACAGTGAATTTGTAAGGTTATTTGCCTGTTTCTTAAAACCAGCATTCATTGCATCAAAGTCAATAGGAGGAGCCTGTTGAATAACAGCAAGTTGTTGATCAATGACAGCATCCTCTTCGTTAGTTGCACTGAAATTATGAAGCAGAGCCTCTAGATCGTTTTTAATTTGGGTCTTTTGGTCTTTTGAAAATTTCTCCTTAGACATATTAATTTACTGTGTTTTCGTATTTGTCTAGAGCAGGATTAGCAAATATTTTGACCTGTTTAATTGACTCAATCAGTTCATAAAAATACGAATCCAGATAAGAAATGAAGTTATCTAGTGTAGAGTTTATGCCAAACATTTGTTCAGACAAAGTCCTCTTAAAGATTTGACCTCTATAATCAAATCCTTTATAAAGACGACTCTCGTTTCTCTTATAAATTGCCCTATATACTGAGTTTTTAACCATTTTGGAATGATTTTCTAGGCATTATTGCCTTTATTTGAATGTTAACTGCTCCTAATCCGACTTCTGATAGACCTGTGTCGTATTCGTTTCCAAATCTATCTTTCCATCCACCTCGGATTACAGCAAACTCATCTTTATTTATCACAATATCATTAAATTCATCGACTCCAACGTCTAGTGCAACTGGATTTGCTTTCTTAGAAACTTCATTTTTCTCAGAAATTATATTTACACTCACTGAATCAACTCCATTTATCTGTTCTATACTGCTTATTAGATCGCTCTTAGGGATCCTTTCTGACCTCTGAGTAGTGATAAAGTAGTTTCCTAATGAATTCACTATGTCCTGTTTTATTGCATCAGTTGAAACGTCATCGAAAACTATCACGCTTACATTCACGACATATTTGCTTAAAATTGGGTCAAGGATTTTGATGTCAGTGGAAACAAGTTTGGTTCCTGACTTTTCAATATATTTTAAAAGCTCATTTTTCTGAAAGGTTGTCATTTTAAACCTATCAACCGGCAAAGTAAAATAATCAGCACCTGTTTGAAATGATTTAGTAACATCAGGAACTAAAAACAGGTCGATTACCCTGTCATCTATTGGGTCTAAGAATACCCGAACGACCGAAAATAACTGAAGCTTTCTCAATAAAATTTCATAGTTATTGGGATTGACCAATGCAAAGTTTTTAGAAGCATGAGGTGCAATTAATCGGGTCAACTCTAAGCTTTCTGGGTCTGCTCCAAAGTTAGGAGGAGTCACAACCTTTATATCAACAAACTCATTTAAGTCAACCTCATCACCGATAGGAGTAAGGCCTGTGTCCTGGAATATAAATGAAATTTGTTCTGGGACTTCTGCATTAATGTTGCCTAAAGAACCATCAGTCACCAAGTATTCAAACACTATTTCAGAACCAGGAGTAGGAATTTTACCGTATGCTCCATTACCTAAAAATATGTCAAGTCCATTTGTAATTCCTGTCTTGGCAACAAATCCAGGTTCTCCCCTCGGAATATCAAGTATCGATTCATATTTCGGCCATTTTGTTCCATTGACATACATATTGACCAGAAAGTTGTCAATAAAAAAATTACTTGGTGCTCCAAGAACAAAACTTTCAAACTTTATGCCTCTTGCTGTCATTCTTTGAGTCTCTATAGTTCCCTGTCGTATGGCCAATACTCGATTGTTATCACTGCCCGTCATAGAAAATCTTAGACTATCCTGTGGAAGCTCTATAACATATGGCAAGTTATTTGTAACACATGTCAATTTAAAGTAATTGTTGAGTATCACCTTATTTGAAGGAACATCAATTGCTCCAGGTTTAGTAGATATTGAAACCTGACCGGTCGCCCCAATTGCTCTGCTTGGATTATGGCCTCCAATTGCAGCCAATGAATAAACTGATGTCGGCCTGCTTGCTTCATATATGTTTAACTCAGTGATTGAGTCTTCCAGATAGTAAAATATTAACTGGCTTAGGTTTTCAGTGACTAGGAGTAACTGTCCAAACGGAGACGCAACAGTAAACACTAAGTTACTCTGTTTGAATGTGTTTTGCAGAGTCTGGATAGTTTCTGCCATTATGTCAGTTATAAAAATGTTAAGAGTTGAAAAGAGCTTGATCCCTGTCTTATTTCCGTTAGCCATTCGTTGGGCCTTTTGTTTATTTATTGCTGGATAGATAAATTGGTATATTTACTTTACTTATGGGCTTGACTGGTTTTGACGTGATATTGACTGGTAAACCCGCACACAGGAAGTGATAAGTGATTCCTTAATCCACATTTATCGAACATAAACGCAAACACAACTATCTGGGATGTATTCAACATGGTTGAAGCTCCCGTAGCTGACGAAGCTGTTCTTGCTTAATAGCCGAACAAAAGAAGGGGTGACCCCTGGCAGATGAGGTCAACGACACTAGAAGGTATCTAGGGTAGAAACTTTCTCTCAACCACAGAAGAGAAATTGTTTGTCAGTTTCGAAAAATTGACTAAGTGTGTAGAAAGTTTATTATTCGTACTTGCGGACGTGGGTTCAAATCCCACCAGGTCCACCGAATTTTTGTACCTTAGTGAAGATAAATAGTCTAAACTAAGGTACATTTTATGCCTCGCAAACCACATTCTCACCATTACATTTATAAAACAACATGCATAGTAACCAATAAATTTTATATTGGTATGCACTCAACCTCAAAACTAAACGACGGTTATATCGGTTCAGGTAAAATCCTCTGGTACTCAATAAACAAATACGGAAAAGAAAACCATAAGTTTGAAATACTTGAAAACTATAATAGTCGAAAGGAACTTTCAGATAGAGAGGCTCAATTAATTAATGATGATCTTCTTAAAGATCCATTATGTATGAATATAAAGCACGGAGGAGAATATGGAAACCTAAGCTCATTAGGTGGTCAAGCAATCGCCAAAAAAATTAAAGAAGACCCTGACAAATCTAGACAATACCATGAAATAGGCATAGCTTTTAATAAAAAGATGTCCGAAAATGGAATAAGACCGTCTGCTCCTAGTTGGAAAGGTAAAAAACACTCAGAGCTAACAAAACAAAAGATGTCTAACTCTCAAAAGGGTAAACAAGAAGGGACTCTTAACTCTCAGTTTGGAACCATTTGGATAACTAATGAAGTCTTAAACTTAAAGATTAAAAAGGAAAATCCGATTCCAGAAGGATGGAGACGCGGTCGAATTAAGACGTAGTAGTCTCGTCTCCTTGGTCATGCCAACCTGAAATGTATTGAAAACCGCCTGGTGCCTTAAAGTTAAAGCCAATCTGTTCCATAATATTCTTACGGTTACGTATGGAATCCCTATTAAAGCTTGGATAATAAGTCTCAACTGTAATTTGAAACTTTATTGTTCCCATTTGGTCTACTGTGTAATCGAAATTAGTCTGCTTTTCCAACTGTTGACTTTTTGGAAACTTAAATTGAGCAGGTATTCTCATTCCTTTAAATTGAAAATACATGACTCTATTTGCATAAAGTTCAAGTATCATCTCCATTATCTTAAAAGATTGGTTTAGGGTCGAAGTCTTTATTTCAACCGAATAGGTGGCTTGAAATGGTATTGCAAAAAGAAAGGCTGAATATGCATCCATTTTCCTTTCATCATTGACGCCCCTTGATGGTGCTGAATAGTTACCACGAACAAACTTATTAGTAATATCTGAGGTAGATATTGAGGCTCCAGTATAAGTTACAATTCCTCTTGGAACCTGATCATGGTTTCCTTCAGCTTTAGGGACTACACAATCGTCTGGAATTCCAATAAAAAAGTCCTTCATAAACTGCTCATCATTTCCAAAATTATAAAAGAATGGAATTGACCTGTTTTCAGTTATGTCATCGACCTTCTGTTCTATTGTAAACTTTCGATTTAAAAGGTCCAATAGTGATATTGTCAAGTTTCTAAAGAAAATGTCATCAGTATTTAGGTTCTTCATTAAGGTTATTTAACTCTGATTAACGCTTAATAATACTGATATGCTTTAGACTTAGTATTTGTATGAAGATTAATAGCATGAAGAATATTGAAGAAAATGTAGACCAATGATTTAAAATTTGGTTTGAACTCTTACATACATGAGTCTCATGAAGAAACACTATCACAGATATAATAAGAAATACAGCCTCTATTAAGTAGAATAGAGAGGCATGTTTGACCCACCACATTCTTAGTTTTGTTAACATGACTCTATTATTTATCTTCTGAAACAATAAACTCAACCATGATGTATTATTTCGATAGGATTTATTCATCTAAGTGAAAATCGATATCAAACTTGAAATATTGAAAGGTTGCAGTAAAGGTCCTGGTTTGAGAGTTAACGTTTGTGTAATTAAAATCCAGACCTGAGAATCCAGTCCATATTGGTTTATCAAACCTTAGAGTAGCTATTGCATAGCCTTCATCATTTAACAAAGTTAAAAAGAACGGTTCGAATGCCTGTCCTACTGTGTCTGGGGCAGCAAGGTTTCCAACGGTTCCTAGACTGTTTCTATTGTTTTTAGGGGATATATTTTCCGGCTTAAGATAGTTAATTGCATTATCTAAAAACATGAAATAGTTTAACCAACCGTCTGAAAGCCTAAACGTAATCGTGAACTTTCTTTCAAAAAGGTCTGGAGTAGGCCTGGCATTCTTGTAGTCCTGAATCTTGCCAAGGTTTCTAACCTGTTGAATGGTCTGCATGTTAAATCCTGAAAAATCTATACTCTGGACAGTAAACGCCAGAAAATCAGTCGACCTCTCAAAAGGCAGCATTAGGTTTTTATAATACTTCTCATACTTCTCATCTATTTCCTTGGAAAAGAAGTTATTGGGAAAGCTTAAAATGAATCCGTTATTTCTCTGATTTAAAAACATATTATAGGGTTGGGTCTACTATTGTTAACATGTCGGTAGAATCATAATAAGTCATTCTAATCGCTCCTGATTCATTTTTAAAAATTGTCTTATGAGCTGCTGAATTAAGAGTACTCCAATAACTCGAAGACGTTAAATTTAGATTATTCAAATCATTTTCAATCCTAATATATTTTGGAGAGTTTCCTGTCGGCGAACTTATTAAAGTATTGTAAACACGATGCCCAATTTCCATGTATTGACCACCCCTTACAAAGAGTTTATAACAATCCCTTCCAATATTCATATTTTCACAGTCATATAGTGTCATCCCATTACTCTCCCCAGCCGATGTGATCTCACCTGAAGATTGGATAAACACCATAATGTTTCCACTGCTTTCGCCTGTTACGCGAAGATTTTTGACAGTAGATGTAGCATTCATTGCTGAAATTATCATATTGTCAAACTGTCCGGATGCTTTAACTGAGTTTATCTCTACTGCATTTATAATAACACCTAAAAATAGGTTTCCTAAGTCCAGATTAAGTATATTAGAATCAGCATGAAGAACTCCGCTCATACAATTTTTAACTTTAACTTCAAATGCAATGCTTGCACTAACGTTTAAAATACCTGAAAGTTCCAAACTTTGAACCACTATGGGGTTTTCATTATGAATGGTTATTATAGGAACACTTGTTACGAACTGGCCTGAACCGATACCAAGTAGCCCCAAGATTTCTGGATTGATAGTGTCAACTTTTACGTTTTTAATAATTGAGATGTTCGACGGATCGTTTTCAATGTATATAAATGGTTGATCTCTATAAGACGATGATAATTTAGGAAGGGTGACAGTTAATTGATTTATTCCAAGATCTTTTAAGTTAATAGAGTCATAAAGACAGTATATGTCTTTCATTATCCTGACCCATGGATAGTTAGCGCCAGGAGCGACAGGCCCAGGTGCAGCTCTGAGTGTCATCCATATATAACCATTATGTGAAACTATCCCACACTCAGGTAAAGATGCTCCCATAGGTAGAGTCCAGGCCGGAGCATCTACTTTATAGAGTCTGAAAACCCAGTTCCTCCAATCATATGGTCCTGATATTTCACGTTGAATTTCTCTACGATATGTGATCCTTCCTCGGTAGTTAGGAACAAGAGAATAAGTTGGTCCTGGACCCCAAAATGCACTATCTTTATATCCAACAATTGTTGTAAAACTAGTGTCCATTGAATATCGTATTTCATCGTTTGGATATTGGTCTGACCATACCCGTTCGGAAATACTGTTTCTAGACAACGCTTGAACAACAATAGGTTCGACAGGTCCACTAAAAGTATCTGTTGTTCCTATAATATAACCGGTAGTGTAAAAGTCGGTTATACGATAGTAATAAAATGGCTCAAGACGTTCTTCATGAATCATCGTTTCAAGTTCATTAAACGTTACATCAGTCACAAGGTTCTGATGAGTCTCAAGCTGACGATTTACCCATTTTCCTGAATCAGCATCATATGATAAGACATCGTCATTTTGAGGACCTGGAGACTCGCTTATGTTTACGTCTGGTAGGTCCTCAAGATTACAACAACCTCCTCCGCCTTCACCACCGTCTAATCTTACCCAGCCTGCGTATTCAGTGTATAACCATAGACCTTCTTCAAGGGTTGGACTATTAGGACCTGTGTAAACTACTTCTCCTAAGACACCGGCGTCTGGTCTATCTGGAAATTCAGTAAACCTATGTCTTTTTGATTGAGAAACCTCAACTAATATAGATTTACCTGTGATACGACCTTGAGAGTCAATTAAAAGAGTTCTAATACCGTTCTGATTCATGGTTAGTGAATCGGTCAGTGATATGAGTTGGCTTGTTATTCCATGAAAGGTGACATCATTGTCAGTTTCATTATAGTTTATCTGATCTAGAAACGTCTTAAAAGCTGAAGAAAGCTTTATAAAGTTGTTATTAGAGTTTTCAATAATTGCACCAAGGCTACCATTTGTCAGACGCTTGACTTGCTTGATGTCATTGTAAATTCCCATCCCATCCCTTTTCTTTTTATTTATAATAGGATGAAAGTAGATTAAGAAGGTCTGTTCTGGCTTCTTTTTTGCTTAAGCTTCTTTATTTCGATGAGTTCAGTCTTACTGTCAATTGTTGAATTTTCAGAAAGAGTTCCCCGTCTTACTATACATTCACTAAGGTTGGCAAATATCATCTTTCCTGGCTTGTTTTTAATGAATGACATCCTAATTTCATTCATACCTTCTCCATTAAATAGACAATCATCAACATAACTATATCGTATATCGTTTCCGTTTAAAATCTCACATTCCTTTATCATCGAAGAACGAACCTTACACCCATAAAGCAAACATTCTTTAAGTTCTCCCTCAACATAACACTCAAAAAATTGAAATCCTTCCAATAAAAACCCGTTTTCAATTTTAGCCCCTTTGATTTGTAATTTTTTAAGGTCTGAATCATAATTTACGACTCCCTTCTTAAGGTTACCATACATTACTAAGTCAAATAGTTTATCCCTAAATGCTGGAAACATTGCTGTTATTTTTTGGTGCTCAGAAATGGTGTCAACATATAGAGAAATATCAGGGTATGATAATTTAAAGTTCTCATAACTTCTCATTGATTCTATTCGCTTCTTCTGTTCAGCGATAACTCGATTTATCCTATGTCTTTCAATATCAGAATAAGTATTGTTATTGGATAGAGTGTTGTAAATATTCTCTATTATGATGTTTATGAGTTCAATCGATTCGTTTTTCTTCTTTTCATAACCCTGTCCACCTGCATATCTTACTTCAAGGTAACCTTTAGCCAGTTTTGTAAAATTGACTCCAAAGTATTTGGTTGCAGGGTACACAAAATCCATAGGATTTGCACCATGTGAATAATTTAATGCAGCTTCTCCTAAAAATTTATTCTTTGGGTATATGAAAGAGACCGAATTTTTATAAATCTTCTGAACCTTTGATGTAGCATTAGGCCAAAGTTCGAATATTTTTTCCTCGTTTAAGTTAAGTATAAATTTGAAAACGTTTAACGATTCCATTCTATTCTTTAAACCTGCATCAAATTCATTTATTGAAACGTTTATATGCAGGCCTGACTTGTCATTTGTAAACCCATTCTCTTGAATAAAATTCATGACTTTAAAGAAGACCTGAATTGCTTCATGATATGGTAATGGACCTGTCACAAGTTCATGCATCTTAAAACCACCTGAATAATCAGGTTCAAGTTTAAATTGGTTCTCATCAACTGGAATAGTTGAATGATATGTTCCTGTCTTAACAACCTTTTTGTTTAATAATGCAGAAAGCCTCTCAGCTAGCATTTTTCTTGGCATTGGCGAAAAGAATTCGAACTCGAATCCTAATTTAGCATTTTCAAATGCCTTAGACTTGTTGATATCTTTATACATAAGTTTATTTATCGAATTATCTGTTTCGGGTCACATAAGGACTTCCTAATCTTGGCTTAGTGTTATCAATCACCTGCAACATTGATTCATCCCTAATGATGAGCTGGCTAATTAAGTAATCATGGTCTTCCTCCTGTACCATAGTATTAAGTATTCTAAGATTAGCAAGATGAATATTTGAAGTTGGAATGCAATAGAAATCAGCATCAGTAAACTCAAACTCAGTTAAAGTGATGTTTTCTTCAAACACCTTATTTAATTGGTTAAAATTTTTGGTGTTTGCTGGGTCCTGGGTAAACGAATACACGTAGATTCCAGCCTGTTTAAATTCAAAGGAAACTGGCATGAAAATCTGATACCATTTATCACTTTCAACAGTACCGACATTAAAATTATAAGTATCTGAGTTTAAAATAAGTGTAATTATTAAATTGCCGGTGTTTGAAACAGTTCCATACACTTGAATACCTTTAGACTGAGTTTCATCATATCCCCTTATTAAAAAGAATTCTTGAGTTGAAGAGTTCAATCTAAATATGCAGGAAAGAGTTAAATTCTTTTGAACATCAGATAGACTTGCCTTTTCCTTATATACAACTGCATTTGACCTAGTCTTTATTCTAATTTTCTCAGGGTCTATTGTGTAAATGTTTTTAAAAGAGCTTGAATTAAACAATAGGTTTGAATTAGCATAAATGTTCACATAACGAAGTCCGTTAGAAATGTCATGTTTAGGACCGTCTGTTTTAATTCTCCAAGCCTGTCCTAATGAATTTAGGTTTAGATCGCCCGTCCTAACAGAACCTGCCTGCCATGCAGTAAAAAGAGCAGAACCTTCGTATGCTGAAAGATACGTTGGGCTTCCTTGTAAGATTCCATAATCGTCACCAACTGTTGACGTAAACCTAAAGTCAGTTGAGGTTGAACTTATAGAAGACATATCATAATAGTGCCCAATGAGTTCACCATAATTATACATCTGTTCAAGGTTCTTTACTATCATGTCTGGATTAAGATACGAACGCGATTCATCAAACCTGTTAGAAATTGTTGTTAATTGTTGTGGATTAGTTGCATCCTTTACTGCTTCTTTCACTTGTTGACCAAATGCATCTTCAGATGAAAGTATAAGATTGTCTATGACCGTCTTTTCCTTAGGAGGAATTATAGTGTCAATGTTTGGATTGTATACTTTGAGTTGCATTTTCCAGTAAGCAGGAACCATCATAAACCCTCGATAAAGATATGACCCTTGAATTTCATACATTCTATTCAATAAAGGAAAATATAAGAAATCCCTTTTCCTAGGTTCGGAATTTTTACCAAAAATTGTCTGGAAATACTTATGATCGATGTGAATCTCAAATGGAGTCATAAAACCTATTCCGCTTTCCTGAAACGTTGGTTTATTATCTGGAATGTTATTGTCTGGAATAAGGACCTTTAGGCACTTTCTTTCTACTACTTTAAAGATTGTCCACTCTTTAAAGATGTAATCTCCACTTTTTCTATCAGGTTCTGTCCTAAAATAAACTACATCTTGACCAAAGATCCTATTAGTCTGAAAAGTCAGCTCTTGATAAATTCCAACAGCACTGTCTACTGAATACGGTTGAAACGAAGAAAGCCTATCTGCAATAACAGCTGGACACCTTTCGTCTGAACAATATGTTATTGGTGTATATAGTTCTGTGTTTGGGACGTTTACTACTTCTAATCCAAGTTTTATTTCATTGATCTTCACAGCATTTTCAAGCGAACCTGAACTACCATTATCATATTCATACTTAAATTCAGCAAAAAAATCTTTAGTTTCATCAAGCACTATTGAATTTAAAATAGTTGAAATGTTATCTGGGTCCAATTCAAACCAAAGTGACCAATCTCCTTGATTGGTTGAATACCTGAAGAATCTTTTTATAGAGGCTTCATCATTTCCATCACCGACCTCAATATCTTCAGAAAATGAAAGAATCTGTGAAACTGTTGGCACAGGTTCCTTAGACGTGAACAATCTATAGTTTTTACTAAATGTTAACGTGTTCTTATCAGAATCAGGAATAACTTTTAAGACTACTTTAGACATCTATCTTACTTTTTCTTATTTATAAACATGTGCTAATTTTTGTGAATCGAAATAAATAACAAGAAAAGCTGGAGCTATGAAAGCTATTAAAACAAAAGTGCTCCTCGATCCTCTTTGGATGGCAAGGTCTAAAAATATAGACCTAGAATATTATTCACTAAAATTGATGGCGGCTAAGCAATCATTTGAGAAAGTAATTGACAAAAGCTTTTCAAATCTTCAAGAGATAATCTTTCACTACTTAAATATAAATCACCTGGAATTCACAGGTAAGGTGTATGATTCTTCACTGAATGAGGTAAAGGACGGCAATATTCCTGCATTATATGATGGGTTTAAGACCGGAAAAGAAGATTTTCTAAGTATCTTCGAAGAAACAGAAAAAAGGATATCTGAGATTCTTATTGCTTATCTTAAACGAGCATTAGATGATCTTTCCAATTTAGAGTTCTATTTTAATAGCCTTAAAGTTCATAGAAAAGATCGAGTGTATATAGTATTCAAATATTCAGGTCAAAAAGTCTATGAGATATGGAAACTTGATTACAATCCTAAGGAAAACCTAGGATTCGAATTCAAGCATATACTTAGCGCAGAATTTGAAGAATCTCAGCCTAATACCTTTAAACAAAAAGTTGTTACTCTTAACTCAAACTTAAAGGACTTTGATCCTAATCATAATGTATTAGTAGTTATCAGTAACTCTGATTCTATTAAAAAGAAAGAGTGTCTACTTTTGGTAAAAGACATGGTAATAGTCAACAAATCAATAAACATGAATGCATCATTTGATGCTAATGCCATGAGAGACCTTTTATCTGTCGTAGAAAAAAGAAAGGGATTAGAGATTACCCCTCAGCCTCGTACCTAAGTTCAAGATGGTAGTTACTACCGTTGATAATATTTGGAATCAAGAGAACACCGTTAGCTTGGACCTGAATAGGAACAAACGCACTGTCTCCGGCTGACCATACTGGAAATATTCTACTTGCACTTGGTCTGTATCCCACAGGAAGAGTTAGTATTGTGCCGAATGCTGTGGTTGTAGCTGCTTCAATTATTCCCCTAAACTCAACATAATTATCAAAGGTTTTTCGTACGGCAAATGGTGTGTTTGATGGGTTAACTGTTGCAGGGTCGGCCCAGTTAGAACTAAGTGTTGGAACAAGCTCACCGTTTACAAATATTTCGCTTGGCGGAACATAATTAGGATAAGTATGTCCGTTTTCTAATATTTGTTTCCATGGTTCATTTTGAATGGTCTGTCCAACTGATAACCAAATATATGTTCCGCCTGATTTCATACAGTGAAACATCATGCTTTCACCTGGTAACATTATGTATTCATTGACCCTGTTTGGAAACTGACCTTGAAATTTGGAGAAGAAAAAGTTTGCTGATTCAGTGTATGCAGGATCAACTTGAGTATAACTGTTACCTCCGTTTGTAAACGCAAGCCTTAACCTCCATAAACCTGTATAGTTCATGTTTTTAATTCTCACTATACGATTCACTTGGCTTGGACCGGCAATTGGAAACGTAATGTTTTGAGTATATGGATATCCTGCTCGGGTAGAAGGTTCTACATATGGATCCGGAATATTAACTAAATCATCTTGACCTGCTATAAAAACTATTTCACAAGTATCATCATTTAATGGATAGTTAAGAGTATATGAGTTTCCTGGGTTAACTTGAGTATTGTCTGGTATTATGTAAGTAATGTTATTACCAAACGAGCCTAACACATTTAAACCTAATACCGGAGTTTCAGGATCTGCTTGTCCTAAAGTAGAACGACCTATGTTAGTCTTTCCAGAACCGGTAGTTTTGACTGCAATATGAGTGTTACCCTCAAGCTTCATTTTATAACCAGAGACTCCATCTCTTGCTTGAAGAAGTAGAAGCCCATTAGAGTCTATACCAAGCGACCATTTGACTATATTACTTCCGCTTGAGTTTTCAACAGTAATACCGTCAACTGCATCAAATAATGTTCCTATTGATGACATGCTCTGTATTGAATTAAACGAAAGAGTCAGAGGACCTGAAGTTGTTGCTTTAGAAAGAACCCAGTTCATCGATGAATCAAAATCATATTCACTAGGTGAAGCTGTCTCAATTGGAGCAAGAACGTGACGTGCTAAAAAGACTCCACTGTTTCCTATTTGATACTTAATTTTATAGCTTTCATCTTCAGTTGTTGGGACAACACCAGTACCGGGGTCATGGAATATACCAAGCTGGATATGGTGTCTGACTGTGTTGTCGACGTTTCCGTTTACGTGATTGACGTAAATTGAATTCATTGAGGTATAGAAATCGTCTGGGTTAAGACCTAGGGTCGTGATGTTATAGTTATGTAAGAATAAGACATCATTTTTAAACGAAAGAGGCAAATAACCTGTTGATATCCTATCATTAAACTGATGGTCAGAACGTATGAAAGTAATAAATTGGTCGGAATTAGATACACCGTTTATTGACCTTATTAAGGTGGTGTTAGACGTGCTAAGGTAATTGTTGATTATTGTTCCGAAGTTTAAAACTGCAGTCCAAGTAACTCCATCTGCATCCAGCTGCCATGCCTGTTGAGGGTTTAAATAAAAATCTCCAGGAACAGCACCCAATGATGATGAGGTAGGAGGAATGACCAGGTTTCCGGTAAACCAATAAGAACCTCGAATACCTTGGCTACCTGTCTGACCGATTGGACCTATTGGTCCAATGAGACCTTGAAAACCTTGATCTCCTTTTTCACCAATCCCTAAAAGTAAAAGCTGATTAAAGTCAAAATTTAACTTTTCTGCAATCATTTCAGGTGTGTCTGAAGCAAAAAACTCCTTAAGATTTATTATAACACTGCTCATTAAATAAGCCTAATTTTTAGTTTTGGACTGATGATAAGGCTGAATCCTAGTCTCTTAGAGAATCTAAACTTAAGCTCTAACCTCTCCGATTTATTTATTTGAAGGTTCCTAGATAGTGAAAACCCTTGTTGAAACCTTGATGAATCGTTTGAAAGAAACTGAAAGTCAACTGTGTTTACTATTGAACCTATTGATTGGGTATTTGAAACTACACTCTTACTTTCCTTGGAATAAAATTCCACCGAATTTATATCATAAAGAGGTATTAGGTTTGAAACTATATATGAATTGATGTAATCAGTAAGTGTAAGCTTGCCTAAGAAATCATTAT